CATACGGATAGAGATTAGGTCCCTGGTTTCACACCTAATCCATCTGGGGGATTAGCTCAGTTGGTAGAGCGCCTGCTTTGCAAGCAGGATGTCAGCGGTTCGAGTCCGCTATCTTCCATTCCCACTATATTATTTTCTATGGGAGACTCAGTTAAGTATCAAATTGAAAAAGCTGAACATGCACTTCGTTCTGCACTAGAACTAGGTGCTATGCATGAAGACCCTTATACTCTTCATACTATTGTAGAAGCTTTACAAAAGATAGGTTACATTATTATAATGGGTAAAGTTCAAACATCAACGGAAGATTTTAAAGTAGAAGGTGGAATTCCTTTTGCAACTAATTATCCAGATGTAAATGATGTTGTTTCTCCAGACATTAATTTTGTTACCTAAATAAAATCAATACTTCTCAAGCCTATCAACGATGCTCAAACAGAGAAGTCACTGCGGAATTAGTTCAGTGGTAGAACGTCAGCCTTCCAAGCTGAATGTCAGGGGTTCAAGTCCCCTATTCCGCTTCCTCAAACATTGAGGTTATTATGTCACTTATTTCACAAAAAGATAGGGACCTTGCTATTGAAGCACTGGACTTCTATCTCTTCAATAAAAAGTTTGACTTTACTGAAGCAAAACGAGCAGAAGTAAATGCTCTTATTAATTGGATTAAATTGGAAAAATCTAAGCATGAAAATTAATCTTTGGTATTGTGAAACGATGAATCAATGGAGGTGGACTCTTGTAGACGACCACCGCCCTGTTATCAAAATGGAATCAGGTCAACAACCTGACCTTCGCGTAGCAATGAATGACATTGCAAACACTGTTGAATATATGTTATCTCATCAGTGATTTCATTCCAGAGTAGCTCAGTGGCAGAGCTGGCGGCTGTTAACCGCTCGGTCGCAGGTTCAAATCCTGCCTCTGGAGTTGCTATACAATATAGCAAAAAATGTAGGAACCAAAACCTCTTCCTGGTCATGGCTAGGTAATGTGAAGAGGGAGGCTTAAGGTGATGCTCTCCCCTCCTACCACTAAATACATGTATCGGTAGATACAGTCATGAAATACAAAATCTCCTCAAAGTATTGTTATTACAATAATGAAATTGTAGAGATGTATTTCATTAATAATGTTCCATTTACTTTTAATGAACTTCCTACAATAATGCAGGAAGACCCATATGTTCAAGTTGAAGCATCTTCTAATCAAGAATATACTCCAGAAGATTTATATAGAACTTCGTTTTATTTAATTGATGAAGAATGTCATCCTTGTTTATTCCCAGTAGATTTAGAAAATCCTGAGGACATGCCAAATGATTGATAAATTTTTATCATACTTAGAAGGAACGTTTGATAATAAAACTCAAGCATATACCTATCCTGGTGCATTTGGTCATATTCAAATTACTCATAAGATTATAACAAATAATCTTGTATATGGAGAACAAGGATATGTTTATTGCAATGGAACTCCATATAGACAATTTGTATTAGAAATTTTTCAGGATGATAATTTTATTATTGTACAAAATTACAAATTAAATAACCCAGAAAAATTTTTAGGATTCAATAATTTAAATTTGATGACAAGCTCAGATATTTCATTAAATGAAAAATGTAATATCTATTTCACCGAAAGAAATAATATATTTTATGGTGAAAGTATTGGGTGTGAATGTTATGTTAATTGGTCTAATACATTAACCTATCTACAAACATATTCTCATCTTTCATCTGAATATTATTTTGTTGAGGATATTGGAATTAGTATGGAAACTGGAAAACAAATTTGGGGTTCCAGAAATGGAAAATTTCATTTTTATAAAATAAAATAATACGCCTCTGTAGCTCAGTTGGATAGAGCAGGGCTTTTGTAAAGCTCAGGTCGCATGTTCAAGTCATGTCAGGGGCTTAAAATAAATATTAATTCTATGTACGAAAATCAAACCGAGTTTGAATGGCATTTACTTGACTTTGGAAAAAAAGTAGAGTATATTCTTGCTGCAGAAATGGCTGGTAGAGTTAATGCCAATGATGCCTATAAACAAATTAAAGATTTATTTGAAGACCTTAAAAAGTTTCGTAAAAAAGAAAAGAAGCAAGATAATCCTTTAGATTACGATAACATTCCTGAGAGGTATTGATTATGTTTACACAAGGACTGGTTGAAACTGAAAACGAAGACCCTGGATTTGAGATTACTCATCTCTCATTCCGCAAAAGAAGGTCAGAGAATATGTATGGTGGTCCTGTGCATTACTATGTTGGCAACATCGTATTTCGTTTGACTAACGAGGATGCGAAGCGTCGCATGGAATACATCATGCAAGAGAACGAGAGAGTTCGTGTAGCACCAGACGAGGAGTTACACAACAAGTATTACGATGGTCTTCACTTCAAGTTCAATACTGAAGAACGAGAAGAGGATGCTGTAGAAGATGAGGATGGACAAAAGTTCTATCCATTAGATATTATCAACAAAGAAGGCATCAAAGATGAGGATGTATTCATCTGGGGATACCGTCGTAACATGGACCCTCTACATGACTTCATTGAATACATTGAGAAGTTTGATTGTTACAGAATGCACGAATACTTTCAAGACACACCAGTAGTTCGTGGTATAATACAGTATCTCCAAGACATGAAAGATGGTAAACCTAATCCAAGCCGCACGGTCTATCATGAGCAGTTCCTCTCAACGCTCACAAACCTCTGCTGGTGGTGGGACTAGAACCTGCTCCAAATGCAAAACTGAGAAACCCCTTGACAAGGACCACTACCAAGTGGTAAAATACTTTCGTTCTGGTTTCTCCTATTATTGCAATGAATGCAATAAACCCAAACCCAAGGATTGACAAGATACTCTGTTCGTGGTATCATAAATATGTCGGTTGGAAACCCAACCTAACTCATTCTGGACTGGGGTTCGACTCCCCACACCTCCATTCACGGGGGTGAACTGGTATCGACGGGGTGGGGGATGCGAGAACAAATCTCAACAACATCGTAAAATTTGAGAGGACTTCTGTTGCTGTATAGTAACGAACTCTGACTCACAATCGGGGGGAATTCCCCCCTTCAAAATATAATATAAATTGTTTAAACATGGCAATTAAATACAATCTAACAATTGATAAACTTGAAAAAATTACATCACTTAATGAATTTAATAATGTAATTAATGCAGTATCAGTTGTAATTAATGCATATTCTGAAGAATATCCAGATATTACATACGAATGTAGTGGAGATATCAAACTAGATGTTTCTAAAATTATTGAAGACCAATTTATTTCTTTTGAAGAAATTACACAGGAAGTAGTTCTTGATTGGATTCTTAAAAAGGAAGGAGTAGAAACTGTAGAAGAATTTTCTTTATTAAAATTTTCAATTGCCAACATTCAATCTCGCATCAATAATCTAAACGAAAAAGAATTAATTGATGTAAATTGGACAATAAGTAATTGATATATAGTCTCGGAGTAGACTTTAAACTCTGCCCTGGTCGGGAGCAACCCCCTTTAATTCCTATGGAAAATACCCAAATCTGTTCACTCAAGTTATCAAGAGTCTGCTCTGAAATTGAAAGTGTAATTAATACACTTAAACAAATTCAAGTCCATATGGACTTGAAAACTTATGTTAAAGTTGATGAGACAATTAGAAAACTTGATGAACACAAACAATATATCTGGCAAATATATAAAGATATTGATGTCTCGGAATGACTTAAAAACTTGCCCTGGTGGAGTCAAACATGACCCAATTTAGTCCTCGTCGGATTGGACATTAAATATGCCGACTGGTGCGGATGAGGAGTTTTTTAACTCCGCCGAGTTTCCAATTTTCTCGTAAACAAAATTGGTGGCGAGCCTGCAAAGGGGGTTGACAACCCCTAACAGCTCCTAGTATAATAGGAGCATATGGAAGTGAAGCCAACTGGAGCGGCACGGAGACAATCCATACAGTAGTTGGTTCGATTCCAACCACTTCCACACAATATAAATAAATTGTTGTAATTCTTAACATACTATGATGATTCGTTCATTTATTGCTGCTGGTGTTGTTGCTGCCTCTATGGCTGCCCCTGCCATGGCACAAGTCACCAGTGTTTCACAACTGCGTGATGTTCAACCAACTGAGTGGTCATACCAGGCTATCTCTAACCTAGTATCACGTTATGGTTGTGTTGCTGGTTTCCCTGATGGTACTTTCCGTCCTGGTGAACCTGCTACTCGTGCTCAACTTGCTGCACTAACCAACGCATGTCTGGACCGTATTAGTGAATTCCAAACTGCTGCAGATGCACAGCTAGCTGCTGCTCTTCGTGCAGAATTTGCTAAAGAACTAGGTGCTACCAATGCCCGTGTAAGTGCTCTTGAACTTGCTGCTGCTCAAAAAGCTCAAGGTGTAGGTAACTATCTTGGTCTTGGCGTACTGCTAAACAAGCAGGGTGTTGATGGTGATGGTAAGTCTGTTAACAGCACTATCTCTGGTGGTACTCTCCAGGCTCGCTATGCTGTAAAGACTTTTAGCAACCAGAATGCTGTTTCTGTTCGTCCTTACATCAACGCTGTAGCTGGTCCTAATAGCAACATCGGTGCTGCTGGCGGTGCTATGGTTTCCTATGACTGGAGCATCTCTCGTGCTGCATCTGGCGTTAGCCGTGCTAACATCTACGCAGGTGCTGGTTATCAAGTTCCTTTCGTAAATGGTGTTGAAGCAAATGCTCAACCTGCTGTTGGGACTGGTACTGCCGTTCTTGCCCTTGGTCTTGAAGGTCGTATCACCAACTCTCTGGTTGGTTTTGCTGACCTGAAGTTCCCGACTCAAAATGCTGGTGGAGGTTCTTACTCTCCTGTGTTTACCACTGGTCTGGGCTTCAAGTTCTGATTTTCTGACAATCGGGGGTTGACAAACCCCCTTTTTTCATATATACTAATGTAACAATTCTTAATGAACTAATATGACGGTAACAACTAATGAGCGTGGGCAAATGAATATGTTTGCTAATGAGCCCACAATGTATTATGAAAACTACGGGATGTATACCCCTTCAGAAATCAAGGAACGTACAAATGGACGCTGGGCTATGGTCGGTATTATTGCTGGCTTTATTTCTTATTCTATCACAGGTAAACTATTCTTCGGAATCTTTTGAGGAGGAAAACAATGGAAAAAATCTTCACAGAAAAGGCTGAGCGCCTAAATGGTCGTCTCGCTATGCTAGGATTCGTGGCTGCAGTTGGTGCATATCTTGCAACTGGCCAAGTAATCCCTGGTGTATGGTGAAATGGGAGAAGTAATTTTTACTACTACTAGTATTACATTTCTAGTTCTTTTATTTCACTCTATCAATAAACTATCTGAAACATATTGATAAATACAGGAGGTTCAATACCTCCTTTTTTTATGTCTATAAAATTCGTTGATGCATCGAAATATGATAAAGGACTTCCTCATCAACTAGATGCATGGGAGTATCTTCAACAAAATACTCCACCACATGTATTAGTTGAATTTGAGAAAAGATTTAGAAATCAAAAAGCTGATAATTTATATTCTGGAATATCACTGATTAAAGAATTTGAAAATATTGAATTGGTTGCATACCCAGACCCTAAAACAAAAGGTAAACCTTATACAGTAGGTTGGGGAAGCACTCGTAAGAAAGATGGAACTCCTTTTAAGTTGGGAGAAAGGATTACCCAAAAAGAAGCAGATGAGCTATTTGATTATCAAATTCAAAATGAATTTCTCCCACAACTTAGAAAGATTCCATACTGGGAGGAAATGAATGTCAATCAAAGAGGGGCTTTACTTTGCTTTGCTTATAATCTTGGTGCAGATTTCTATGGTTCTCCTGACTTTAATACTATTACACGAGTCTTGAAGAATAAAGAATGGTCTAAAGTACCAGAAGCACTTAAACTCTATCGTAATCCTGGAACTGATGTAGAGGCAGGATTATTAAGAAGAAGAATTGCTGAAGGAAAACTTTGGATGAGTTAATCTTCCATCTTTGCTTTTAAACCAAGCAATGCTGTAAGTAAAGTAAATAAAGCATTATATCCCCTGCTCTCGGATTCTTTGCAGTCCAAGGGTGGGGGATTTACTAATCCACCTAATGCATCTGCTCTTTCCATTGACCCAGGAACCATAAAATTACAATTTACAAATGTAATACCAACATATCCTAGTGTTCCTATTACAAGAGTTACAATCAATTTATCCAAAAGGCAAAGACCTTTTCTTTCCTTTTTTGGCTGGTCTCCTGATGAATCTGATAACTTCTGTTGGTTGTCTTTTTGGTTGTGGTCTTCTGTTTTCATTGAAAACTCCATCATTGGTAATTAATCGTGTAAGTAATAGTCCAACGATAAAAATGGATTTCATTTTTGTTCTTGTTTATGAATCCAGGTTTTCAATTCATGCAAATATTCAATAAGTTGATTTGCTTTTTCTTCATGCCAAAAATCTCCAGTAGATAACCATTCTTTTCTGTGGTTATCTATAGCTTTTAATATTTGATGTATTGGAGTATTCCAAGGTTCTCTTATAGGAGTATTCCATTCCCTTGGCATGGTGTATACTATTATTTTAAGTATTTATTATAATATCTGCTTTGGCCCTTGACAGGGCAGGCGACCTGTGGTACTATAAATAAGTGGTGAGGGACGTAACATTCCTTCACATACTTTTTAATAAACCTTTACGTTCTTTTAAAACCATGACTGCAACTCTCGCCCAACAGCGAAGTGGCAACACTTGGGAACAATTCTGCGAGTGGGTTACTTCAACCAACAATCGTCTTTACGTTGGCTGGTTCGGAACCCTCATGATTCCAACTCTTCTCGCTGCGACTATTTGTTTCATTGTTGCCTTTATCGCTGCACCTCCTGTCGATATCGACGGCATCCGTGAACCTGTTGCTGGTTCACTTCTCTACGGCAACAACATCATCTCTGGTGCTGTTGTTCCTTCCAGCAACGCTATCGGTCTTCACTTCTATCCCATCTGGGAAGCACTTTCACTTGACGAATGGCTTTACAATGGCGGACCTTATCAACTTGTGGTTTTCCACTTCCTTATTGGTGTCTTCTGCTACATGGGTCGTGAATGGGAACTCTCCTATCGTCTGGGTATGCGTCCTTGGATTTGCGTTGCTTATTCTGCTCCCGTGGCTGCTGCAACTGCTGTGTTTCTTGTTTATCCCTTCGGTCAAGGTTCCTTCTCCGATGGAATGCCTCTTGGAATCTCGGGAACGTTTAATTACATGCTCGTCTTCCAAGCAGAACACAATATTCTTATGCATCCGTTCCATATGCTTGGCGTGGCTGGGGTATTTGGTGGCAGTCTGTTTAGTGCTATGCACGGAAGTCTGGTCACGTCATCGCTAGTGCGTGAAACTACTGAAACCGAATCACAAAACTATGGATACAAGTTCGGACAAGAAGAAGAAACCTACAACATCGTCGCCGCACACGGCTACTTCGGACGCCTCATCTTCCAATACGCTTCCTTTAACAACTCTCGTAGCCTACACTTCTTTTTGGCTGCTTGGCCTGTTGTTGGTATTTGGTTTGCTGCTCTTGGAGTTAGCACGATGGCATTCAACCTGAATGGTTTCAACTTCAACCAGTCTCTGCTTGATAACAACAACCGTGTTATTCCTACCTGGGCTGATATTCTCAACCGTGCTAACCTTGGTTTTGAGGTAATGCATGAGCGCAACGCTCACAACTTCCCTCTTGACCTTGCTGCTGCTGATATGACCCCTGTGGCACTCACCGCACCAGCTATCGGCTGATTATCTACTTGACAAATCTCTCCAAACCGTCTACAATGTGTAGGCGGTTTTTTATTGATTATGAAAAAGTACACTGTTTGGATAAGCTGTGGGAATAGTCCATGGGATAGAACATATTTCAATGAGCTAGGTGCAGTACAACTTACACAAGAACAAATCTCTAAATACTTTACTTTTTCAGAATCTGGAGAAATTGAATTTGATTCTGATGTTCTATCAGAAGAAACTGATAGAGATTGGAATGACCCAGAGAAAAATTTACCAACTTGGGATGATGTAACAGAAGGTTGTCTATGTTGGGGTCCAGATGCAGATGACCAATATGTTGGTGTATGTCTTGCAGAAGATGATGAAAATCAAATTTGGGTAAAATCAATTGAAGAACTACCGTATTATACTTCCAATGATATTCAAGAAGGACTTCATATTCAAGAAGAACATACTGGCGCAATTGCTAGAATTATATCTGAATTGGATGAGCCTGATGGAGTTTGGATTGTCTATAATTCTTATGAGCGTGGTAGTTATGTTGGAGAATTTGAACTTCCAGATGATGTTCAATTTGACCCATCTAAATTAGTAGTGAATCTATCTGAAGTTGCAGAATCTTGGACTGTAGTTACTGGATTTGAATATGATGGAGAAGATATTTACTGTGATGGTGATACTATGGGAAAAGGTATCGACTGGTATGTTTATTATAAAGGTCAGCTTCATAGCTTCAAATGACCCCTTGACAAATATTTGAAAATGTCCTACACTAGAATCGTGACTCGATTTACACTGAATGCAGTATAAAGAAATTTTTGAGCGAGAGCACTGGATTAAAATTCTAAACAATGTAGTTGAAGAATTGCAATTTGTACTATCTCGTAATATTAAATTAAAACTAAAATCTGAATTAATTTCAGAAATGACTGAAAAACTTGCACAAGAATATTTCTCTAAAATTTATCCAGAGAATGTAAAATGTGCAACTTGTGATAATGACCCAGACTTAGTATTTGGAACTACTCCAGTTGAAATTAAAGTAGCAAAGTATTGTAATGGCTTTTGCTGGAGAGGAGCTAAATACTCTAAGCGAGAAAGTGATTACGTTTTGATTGCATGGGATTTTAATAAGTACAACCCAGAAGTAATTCATTTTGCAGTTTATAAAGCATTCCTTTCAACACAAGATTGGATTGAACAAAAACGTGATAACTATTATGCTAAGTTATACACAATGAATTTATTGTCTAAAAATAAAACACACTTTGCAATTATTGGAGATATTTCATACAATAAAAACGATAATGCAAAACCTATCTTTGAGGAAATCTAATGGAAGACCAAGTAATTGATGTTGAAGCTTCTTCTGTTGTTGATGAACAATTTCCATCTAATATTAGTATGGAAGTCAATCATGAAGATAAAATTAAAACAGCAGCAGAAATCCGAAATGATTTAAATAAACTAAAAGAACTGAATAGAGAACTAAAGAAAATCAAAAGATATATGAAGAGTCCTATTCATGCTATTCGACAAATGGATGCAAAAGCTGCCATGAATCAATGATATATAATAAGTAACCATTGGTTACTTTTTTGGAGGGTCAATCCGATTGGCGACGGAACCTGTCTTGAAAACAGTTGAGGTGTTAAAGCCCTTGGGCGTTCGACTCGCCCACCCTCCGTTAATTGATATTATTTTTATGAATGACAAAATGTACAAAGAATTTTGTGAAAAAATTCAACACAGTATTCAAATTTCAATTAAGCATGGTCACAATGATTATGCACTGGGATTAAAAAAATCTATCATGATTATGAATGAATTAAGACAAAGATATGCAAATGAAACTAAATAATATCATTCTTAATCTGAGAGGTTAGTATGGAAAAATGTCCTGCCTGTGGGATAATTATTGAAGACGGATTAGCTAAATTTTCATACGGGAAACCTGGAAGTTTAGAATATCTTGCTCAACGAGTCTGCCAGTATCGTAAAGTAGATTCTCCATGTATAAATCCTTGCTATAATGAAGAGACTGATTATCCTCCTGGATACGACGAACTTCCATTTTAACCTTATTATTAAATATTATGATTGAATTAAATGATTTTATAAAAGTTTATGATGATGTATTAGATAATGATACATGTAATCAGTTGATTCAATTTTTTGAATCCAATAACGAAAAACAAGAACATATTAATAATAATTATTGTCCTAATTTTATTCAGTTAAACTTAACCGAAAATCACAAACAAAATTCAGACATACAAACTATTCACAATCAACTAATAAAAAAGACAATAGAATATAGAGATAAGTATTATGAATTTGTAGATAAAAACGTATTTCCAGAAACTCATGCATTTGAGCAATTTAGAATTAAAAAATACTTAGACAATGCTGAGTATAGATTTGATACTCATGTTGATGTTACTGATTATAGTTCTGCTAGAAGATATCTTTCTTTTATGTGGTATTTAAATGATGTAGAAGTTGGAGGACATACTGTTTTTAAAGATTTTAGTATAGTTCCAAAAACTGGAAGATTACTTGTATTCCCTCCACTATGGTTGTTTCCTCATTATGCACAACCTGCTTTGAGTGGAGTTAAATATATTATAAGCACATACTTACACTACAAATGACTATGGAAACTAACACTGAGGCTACTGAAAATCTAGAGATTGAATTGGATGATGATACTGCCAAGATTGCATCAATCTTAGCAGAAGAAAGAGGTATTACTGTAGAAGAATTACTTCAACAAGTTTTGACTGATGCATTGGAAAGTGGGTATTTTGATAATCCAGAAAATATAACTGTCAATGATTCTCTAGACGTATGACACCACAAGTATTTTTTACATTATTAATATGTATACTTTGGTATGTCTGTTTCACTGACCCGAATATATTAGATTGGGTTACTATTAAAATACAACATTTTTTTGTGTATTTACATTTGCAATATATTAAACTTAAATGGAAATTTAAGAAATTTTAGCGTCGGGGTGCCCTGGCGCTTTCCTGCTTTTTGTGCTATACTACGGAGAGAATCCGACAACTGCCTATGGACATTGTAATTTACAGTAAAGAAAATTGCCAGTATTGTGAAAAAATCAAGCAAGTTTTTGGACTCAAACAAATGAATTATGTTGAGTATAAACTTGATGTAGATTTTACTAGGCAAAATTTCATAGATGAATTTGGAGAAAATTCCACATTTCCTAGAATCTTAATTGATGGGAAATTAATTGGTGGAGCATCTGAAACAATTTCTTATCTTAAGGAGAACAATTTAGTATGATTAAAGTGTGTGAAATTTCTTCTTTTATTGATACATTGATGGATAACTTTACTATTCATCGAAAAAAACCTAAAGCTAGTTTTGTTAAATTTTTACAGTCGCAGGATATTGACCGTAAAACAATTAATGATTATGTAGAAAACAAAACTGGTTTTATTGAAGAGCAAATAAAGGAACTTGAACTTGCGATGTCTGGTGCTGACCCACAAGTAAAAGAAGGGTACGGAAATTTTCGTAAACCAGAACTTCGTGAATTTAAAGAAATGCTAGAACAAATCATTGATGATTTGCATAGCTATAAAGACAGCAAGAAGATTGTACGAAAGCGTAAAACACATTCACCAGAAAAACTAATAAAGTATATTAGTCTTAATACTAATCCAATTGTAGTAGGAACAAATTCATATTCTGCTATTCCTACTCTAAGTATTATTGGTGCAAAACATATTTTTCTATACAACGCAGAAAACAGAGAACTTTCATATTATACTGGTAGGTCTCTTAGTGTTCGTAGAACTTTAATCACTGGATTTGATTCTGAAAAATCTTGGGTTAGGACTATTAGAAAACCAGAAGATTTTCTGACTGAAATTATTTCTTGTAGTAAATTCAATGTTGAAAATATTGGAACTCTTCTAACTACAAAACCTAAAACTCCAACTGGTCGTACCAATTCAAAACAGACATTATTGAAGGTTTTGACATGAACTCAATTCCAGAAAAATACCTAAATAAAAATGTAAAAGCAATGTTGAGTGGGAGGAGTAAGACTTTTAATAAAAAGCCTGACTTTCACTTTTCTAGGGTATTTTCATTTCTTCAAAAAGCCTATAAAGTGGAGATAAAAATTTTCGTAGATAACGTACAACCATAATCTAAGGCTAGAGGAGAAAACTTATGCCAAGTCTACTAGTTCTCATTTCCGTACTATCAATAGGTATTGTACTAATTGTTCTGAGTTTTATGGTAGGAATTGTATTTGGTTGGTTTGCAAATGAATACTTTACTCCTATGACTTCTGGAAACAATCATCTACATCCAGAAATGTATGATGAAAACGGAAATTATATAACTGAAGAATTAATTGCTGTGCGTTTTGAAGAAGAAGATGAGGAAGACGAAAACGAAGAGGATTAATTTATGATACTTGTTGATATGAATCAGTGTATGATTAGTAACTTAATGATGCAGACCAAAATTGATGATGGACTAGATGAAAATATGGTTCGTCATATGGTTCTAAATTCTATTAAATCATACAGGAAAAAATTTCATGAAGAATATGGAGAACTAGTACTTTGTTATGATAGTAAGCACTATTGGAGAAAGGAAGTTTTCCCATATTATAAACAAAACAGAAAAAAAGATAGAGAAAAATCTTCTCATAATTGGTCTAAAATTTTTGAAGTATTGAATAAAATTAGGGATGAGATTAGAGACAACTTTCCATATATTGTAATGGAAATTTATGGAACTGAGGCAGATGATGTGATAGCAACATTATCAAAATATATCTCTATTCAAAATATTAAAAAACAGAAGCAAAATCTTCCCACAGAAAAAGTATTAATTCTATCTGGGGATAAAGATTTTATTCAACTTAAAAAATATCCATGTGTGTCTCAATACAATCCGTTACAGAAAAAATTTGTAAGCGGAATTGACCCAAAAATTTACATCAAAGAGCATGTAATCAAGGGAGATAAATCAGATGGAATTCCAAATTTCTTATCAGCATCTGATACTTTTGTTACTGGAAAAAGACAGAAGCCAATAAGTAAAAAGAATATTGATAAGTGGATAAACTGTGACCCAGAATCATATTGTAATGCAGAACAACTTTCAAATTATCATCGAAATCTTAGGTTAATTGATTTGAGTATGATACCTTCTGAAATTGAAAACAAAATTATAGAAGAATTTGAGAAGTTAAATAGTAGTAAGCCAAACAAGCTATCAATAAATTATTTTATTGAAAACAAATTAGTATCTTTATTAAATGAAATGGAGGATTTTTAACAATGGCTGAATTACCAGTAGAAAAACTTCTGATGTCAGAAGTTCTTCAAAAAATATCAAACGCAAAAACGAAGGCAGAAAAAATAGTTCTACTTCAAAAATACAAAACACCAGCACTACAATCTTTGTTAATTTGGAATTTTGATGATAGTGTTGTAACACTTCTTCCTGAAGGAGATGTTCCATATAAACCAAATGAAGCTCCTATAGATACTGAGCATACTCGTTTGATTCATGAGTATAGAATTCTGTATCATTTCATCAAAGGTGGAAATGATGGACTATCAACTCTAAAAAGAGAAACGATGTTTATCCAACTACTAGAAGGACTTCATATGGATGAAGCAAAAGTTCTTTGTTTAGTTAAAGATAAACAATTAGGCAAAAAGTATAAAATTACAAAAGCTTGTATAGCGGAAGCCTATCCAGAAATTCAATGGGGTAATAGGTCGTGACATGTGTAAAATTGTTCATTTAGATTGCAGCAAAGAACTAGCAAAAGATAAAACTCTTCCACTGAATTCATATCTGGTCACTTATGTACTTGACAACCAGACCAGATATGATATAGTGGTATGTAACAAGCGGTCTCATATCTTCGACATGTACTGGGATAAGTACAGAGAGGGATTGAAGGATATTCGCTGGACTGATGGAAAAGTCAACCCAAAACTTTGGGGAGTTGAACCAAAAGAATCTAAAAAGAAAAAGTAATTATGAAACCTATCAAATCAAAAGACCTTCTTGAACTCGATACGCATCTTGAAGTAGTGAAACTTCAAGGATACCCAATTCCAGAACAAGTCATTTGGCAAGCAGGAAAGGGTGACTATTCTGAAGTTCCAATTCATACAGTTAAAGTTCCTAATCATCAGGAGTGTGGTGAATGGATTGTAGAACAACTACTTGCAAACGAGAGAGGTCATTGGGGTCCAATTGAACATCCAGGAATTACTTTCTCTTGCTCTGGATTTGTTCATAACGTAATTGTTCAGGCAAGAACACATCGTATTGGAACAAGTTGGGATGTTCAATCTCAACGTTATACTGGAAAGCGGGTAGTTAAAGTTGCCAAGAAAGAACTTGATATCGAAGAGGTCTTTTATGTGCGTCCTGCGGGGTTCTACACCAATCGTAAGGGCAAGAAGTATGAATGGACCGAAGAGCATCGCCAACGCAAACTAGGGCGTATCCTGAGTGAGTGTGAGGAGTATGCTGATTACTATGAGCAAGGAATGTGTGAAGAACATATTCGTGACTACCTTCCTCAGGCAATTCGTCAGAACTTTGTAGTTTCATTCAACCTTAGGTCTGTATTACACTTTATGGACCTTCGCTCAAAACTAGATGCCCAACTTGAAATTCAAGCATTGTGTGATTCATTTGCTCCAGAACTGAAACTATGGGCACCCAATGTCTGGAATTATTATGAAGAAAAGCGGCTACACAAGGCAAGGCTGAGTCCTTGATGCTATAATTGATGAGTGACTTCCTTTTATATTATGAACATCTTTTATTTGAATTACAATCCAGTTGTGTGTGCTCAAGAGCATTGCGACAAGCATGTTGTTAAAATGATTGTAGAGTATGCACAACTTCTATCTACTGCTCATCGAGTTCTCGACGGTATTGGTTATTACGAACTTTCTGAAAAGAATCGTAAAGTCAAACGATTCAAACTCGATGAGCCACGAGAATCGAATCTCTATAAAGCTTGTCATATCAACCATCCTTCTGCTATTTGGACTAGAAGTTCTGCTTCACATTATAAGTGGCTCTACGAACTCTTTGAACAATGCTGTGCTGAATACACCAGGAGATATGGCAAGTTTCATGCTACTGAATCTTTGAAAGCTTATCTTAAATATCCACCTAATAATCTACCAAGTCTTGGTTGGTCGGACCCCCCTCCAGCAATGCCCGATAAATACAAAGTAGCTGATTCAATTCAGTCCTATCGTAACTATTACATCGGAGAAAAAGTTTCCTTTGCAAAATGGAAATCTCCAGCAACTATTCCTGAATGGTTTAACACTCATGCCTACTTATAGATTCAAAGACAATAACACTGGTGAACAATTTGATAAATGGATGTATATGGCAGAAAGGGAACCTTATCTAGCAAATAATCCTCATCTAACTCAAATTCCAACTGGTCTAAATGTAGTTGGTGGAGTTGGAGAATTTAAAAATAAAGCTCCAGACACTTTCAAAGACGTTCTTCGTCGCATCAAATCAAGCCATGCACATTCAACAATAGACGTATGACAAGTTCACGCAGAAGAAAATCTGACCAATCATTTTCTGATGTTCCATCTAAAAAAATGAGAAGGAAAAAACCAATTGACATTGAGCATATTAGAGACATTTCTCCATTAACACCAGCTCAAGAAAAAGTATTTGAAGAATATGCCAATCAAAAGAATTTGTTTCTTTATGGTGCTGCAGGCACTGGTAAAACTTTTATTAGCTTATATCTTGCTCTTAAAGATGTATTGAACGAAAGAACTCCATATGATAAAGTCTATATGGTTCGTTCTCTAGTTTCTACCAGAGAGATTGGTTTCCTTCCAGGAGACCATGAAGACAAGTCTTCACTTTACCAGATTCCATATAAGAACATGGTAAAGTATATGTTTGAAATGCCAGACGAAGCATCATTTGAAATGCTTTATGGCAATCTAAAAAATCAAGGAACTATTAGTTTTTGGTCTACCTCTTTTATTCGTGGAACAACTCTTGACAACTGTGTTATAATTGTAGATGAAAGTCAGAATCTCAATTTCCATGAATTGGATTCTATTATCACTCGTGTTGGGCAGGATACAAAAATTATTTTCTGTGGTGATGTCAATCAAACAGACTTAATTAAAACAAATGAAAGAAATGGTATTCTAAACTTTATGAGTATTCTTCAAACCATGGAAGAATTTTCTATGGTAGAATTTGGCATTCCTGATATTGTTCGTTCTGGTCTCATCAAGAGTTATCTAATTAGCAAAATGAATTTAGGATTATAATGTTTATACATTTAAATAATGCTCCGTTGATTGATTTACAAGCAGAAACAACAGATAAAGGAAGGATTTATGTTACTCCATCTGGTAACAGGTATCCTTCCGTTACTACTGTTATTGGTGCTAAATCAAAAAAATCTATTCTTGAATGGAGAAAGAGAGTAGGAGAAAAAGAAGCTAATCGTATTTCTTCCAGAGCTTCTGCTAGAGGTACTTCATTGCATTCTATGAATGAAGATTACCTAAATAATATGTTCGATGAAAACAAGTATAAAGATAAAGTACTTCCTTTATACATGTTCAAATGTCTGCGACCATATCTAGACAAGATTAACAACATACATGTTCTAGAAGGAGCATTATATAGCGATATATTAAAACTTGCTGGAAGAGTTGATTGTATTGCTGAATATGAAAATGAGCTTGCAATTATAGATTTTAAAACTTCTACTGAGCCAAAGGAACGGCAATGGATTGATAATTACATTGCACAAGAATGTGCATATGCAATGATGTATTATGAACGTACTGAAATTAAAGTAAAAAAACTTGTAACATTAATTGCTTGTGAAGATGGAGAAATCCAAGTCTTTCAGGAGTATGACATCATGAAGTACATGAAAGTACTAATGGAATACATCAAAGCCTATGAAAAACAAAGAACTAACTGATTTATTTGATGATAAATTTATGACAGCAACTAAATTTTCTATGGAAGTAGAAGAAATAGTTCACTCAAATCAGGGTGGGCTAAATTATATTGAAGCAATATTAGTTTATTGCGAACAGAATGAAATTGAGTTAGAGAATGTATCTAAACTTATTTCAAAACCACTTAAGGAAAAACTTAAAGTTGATGCACAACGCATGAACTTTATGAAGAAAACAAGTAAGGCAAGACTTCCTATTTGATATGGATGGCTTTGAAGTTTATAAATTATATGTTGCCATAAAATCTCATTTTTTAACAGATAAATATGATTTCTTCACCTTCAATGGAAAGACCAGAACTTCTGCGAATTCATTCCAAAAAAGAGGTGACATATACTTTTTCAAAAAACTTGCTACGAAATTTAATAGAGAAGAAATGATACAATATTTTGTATCACACTTTGTTAATGATGAACATACTTGGATTGGAGATATTTCAAAAGTTCCAAATTCAAGTAAAGTATATTTAGAGTGGAAAAGAAAAATCAATAGCATGAGTAATGTATTTACAAATGATATTGATAGTTTGTTGACAGATAATAATTTAGAAGATATTTTTAAAGTTGTTCATACGCATCCACCATTAATTACAAAATATCTTTCCAAGTCGATTACACTTGAAACCCTGGTGATAATGAACAAAATTTTTAACTATGTTCCTGACCTTGATAAAGTTATTTCCGAAACAGTTATCTGGCCAGACTTGAAAAAACGAATCCTAAAATATCAACCTTTTCTTTCCATAGATAGACCTAAATATAAACAAATACTACTAATGAAGGTAACTGAATAATGTCTTTTTTTGAGCAAGAACTCATTCAAGGTGAATTGCAAGAAATGACAAAATTATATGAAGAAATTCGTTTTATGATGTCATATCCTCATGAGCAATCTTTAGAATCTAGAAAGGAGTGTTTGGATAAATTAGAAAGACTTGTAGAATTACAAGAATTACTATATTTTAGAGCCAAATATTCTGATGACTCAGAAGCTAAAGATTTTGCAGTTATGATAAAACAATCTGCCATTTTACTTGGTGTACCTTCATATGTAGATATTTCTGAAATTTTCGCCCACATGCGTCAGGACATCGAACGAGCAAGAAACAAACTTGACAAGTCCGCCTGACCATGTTATGATAATCATGTATTTGGTGAAGCAGGCCAAATCCTAACAATCCATTTAATCCATTTAATACGGAGAATCCAATGTCTTTTGCAACTCTAAAGCGTAACTCTTCCTCAGTATTTGAGAAGCTATCTCAAGAGGTAGAAAAAATTTCCAATTCATCTTCTAGCAATGTAGATGACCGCTTCTGGAAACCAGAAGTAGATAAAGCTGGAAATGGTTATGCAGTCATTCGTTTCCTTCCTTCAAAAGAAGATGGAAATCTACCTTGGGTAAAAATGTATACTCATGCTTTCCAAGGTCCTGGTGGTTGGTACATCGAAAATTGTCTTTCCACTATCAACAAATCAGACCCAGTAATGGAACTGAATCGCCAGCTATGGAATACTGGTCGAGATTCAGACAAAGAAATTGCTCGTAAGCAAAAGCGTAAACTATCATATTACAGCAATATTTACGTCGTAAAGGACCCAGCTCATCCTGAGAATGAAGGTAAAGTATTTCTTTACAAGTACGGTAAGAAGATTCATGATAAAATTCTAGAAGCAATGCAACCTGCATTTGCAGACGAAGTTGCAGTGAATCCTTTTGACCTTTGGGAAGGTGCTGACTTCAAACTAAAAATTCGTAAGGTTGACGGTTATTGGAATTACGATAAATCTGAGTTCGCTTCAACTGGAACTCTTGGTGATTTTGATGATAATCAACTTGAGCAAATCTATAACAAGATTTATGACCTAAGTGAATTTACTGCAGACAGTAATTTCAAATCATATGAAGAACTTCAAAAGCGTCTTAATATGGTTCTAAATTCTGCTCCAGCTGTAAGGATTGACCGTGAGACTTATGAATCTGAAGAGGAAGAAACAATCGTAGAAGCTCCTCAGACTGTAGTTTCTCGTTCAACCGAAGTTGATGATGAGGATGATACTCTAAGTTACTTCGCTCGTTTGGCTGAAGAAGACTGATATGTTAAAGGGGGCGTAAGCCCCCTTTTTTTATACTTCAGAATATCTGATTCCGTTAGCATCAATTTTATATTCAGTATCGTATTTAAATAATTCCTTAACTTCTTTTTCTAACATTGGCAAATATCTATTCTTTACTAAATATATTTCTTTTTTCTTTTCATTTTGTAAGTATTCATAATCTCTATTTGTAATTTTTTTCAATGCTTGATTTGCAGGAACAGTTATAATAACATTATTGCCATCATTATAATTTAAATTGAAAGATGGAAAATAATTGCTTGCATCTTGAGTACTCAATCCTTGATACATTTCAATTACAATTCCAGCTTCTTGAACTATAACATTACTAGAATTTCTAATTTCAATAGTTTCCCAATACTTTGGTTTATCTGCATCTTCTCCATATTTGTTATATATTTCTGTATCTAATTGAGTAGCAGTCTTTGGCCAATCATTGTTTACATCAATGATATTATTTAAAATAAGAATAGTCCAATACCATTGTGTTGACCCATATCTTTCCTGAGAAATTAATTCTGGAGTTTCTCCTTCTTTAATAGTATATCTTACCGAGTTTAAATACACAGCATTTAGATTATCTCTAAATCTAATCCTTCTGAATAAATTTTTTGATATTTTATTCTCACCTTTATGTGGATAATAAAAATCTGGTTGTGATGTAAAAAACATTTTTAGAATCCTTCTTTAGTAACTTCTTTAGCAGTAATAATTTCTGTTTCTTGAAATTCTAAGTTCAATTCATATGCAATAGGTGCAGGACCAGATAAAGCTTGCTCTCCAACTTGGTGAGTAGCCCATACTCCTTCTGGAGTATAGTTTACACTAATATTTTTTAATACTGCTGGTTTAATCTTTGGTAGTGATTGAATCGGAGCATCTTTTCCATACAACCATTTTAAGTTGTAGATATTTGGAACTGTCAACCATCTATCATTTAAATTATTTTGAATGTTTATTCCTTCTGCATCATCATCAGCACCAGCAGCAAGACCACTGGATGAGGTATAATCTGGAAGTGCATAATAACGAAGTGCTTTAATGATGTTATGAATTCTAACTTGCTCCTTTGAATTTCTTGGAACTAGTTTCCATCTAAAACTGAATGTTCTCATTCCAATTCCTTTAAAGATTTGTTCTTTATAAGGATTCAATACTCTTCCACCAACTCCTTGAGTTATTGATTCTGGGCTTGGTCCACCAGCTTCTTTAATCTTGTTTAGCACCATGGGTCCAAGTCCAGCCTTGGCTAGTGATGATAAGGTGTTCCCTAACGCTGCTGTGTCGCCTCCAGCAGCCTGTGCAGCCAGTCCAGGGGCAAATTTACCCAGAATACCAATGTCTTCTTCTGACCATGCTGGAGCGTCTGCGTACTGAATACCCTCAGGCACTGGAAGTAGAATTGTTGCTAGTGCTTGTCTATCTCCACCTGTTCTTTGAACATTAGATAGTTGAGTTGCAAATGTAGAAGCAGGAGTCACTGCAGTTGGACTAGTGCTTGTAGATGCTGTTGGTGTTGCCTGGGCTTGTGGAATTGAACTAGTTGCAAATAATCCAGACTGTGAAATAGGAATAAATCTAACTATATCAATTCTAAGCATGTCATATATTTCTGGTACTCTATCTGGCCAATATAAATCTTTAAAACTACCATCCTTGTAGTCTTCATCTGTAGAGTAGGTTTTACTAACAGTGGTAGCCATAAATACTTATAGTGTTCCCTTTATATAAAGTATTTATGAAGACTTTAAAGGGGAAATTTTCTCCAAAAAATATTCACAAATACAAAGGAAATTATCACAATATAGTTTACAGGTCTTCCTGGGAACTTAAGTTTATGAAATATTGTGATAGTAGAGACCACATATTAGAGTGGGGTAGCGAAGAAATTGTTGTGCCCTATAGGTCTCCTTTGGATAATAAAATACACAGGTATTTTGTAGATTTTTATATAAAGGTTAAAGATAGTAATGGTAATATTCAAAAATACTTAATTGAAATAAAACCAAAACGTCAAACTGAAATTCCAAAAGTTCCCCAGCGAAAAACAAAACAGTATATGTATGAAGTAACTGAATATGTAAAGAACCAAGCAAAGTGGAGTGCTGCTGAAGAGTTTTGTTTAGATAATAATTGGAAATTTATGATACTTACCGAAAAGGAATTAAAGGTATGACAGTACTCAGAAGTAAGGACCAGATTAGTAAAGGATTTGGTCAAATTCAATTAAGTGGAAGTATATTTGAGGATGTTAGAAAACTTGCTAGAACCAAACCAAAATCATATAGTTGGTATAGAGACACTGTTAGAATGGTCTCTTCAAAAAGTGATATCTATGCTACACTATCAACATGCGAAGAGACATTGTTTCCAGCAGGAGGAAAATTATATTTCTTTGAATATAATGCAACATGGGCTAGAAAATTAAAATATTATGATGAATTTCCTTTAGTGTATATGTTATCTGGAGGAAAGAATTTTTTCGGAGCAAATTTACACTATCTCAATTATGCAAGAAGAGTACAAGTCATTGAAAGTATCGTGGCAGGAACACCAACAATCCCAAAACAGTGCTTTCATAATTATGTTCATGCTGGTCTTGACACGCCGCTTTTTGAAATAAATAGTGAAGATTGGAAAACAGCAATCTTCATTCCCAATGAAAGTTTTGTTACAAGAAGAAGAGGATTGTATCAAAGAGTAAGCAAATCTTTTGTCTGGGGAGACAGTAATCAATGAATACATTTAGCGCACCACCGATTAATAATTTCAAAACTTTTAAAAGTTACGTTACAAAATATGGGTTTTCCCTGAGTAACTTTTATGATATAGATTTTAGATTTTCTAATTCAACTGGATACTTATATTCTCTTTTGAGAAGAAGTCTAGTTTCTCCAAATTTAAATCAAAACACAGCAACAACCATTGGTAACGACCAAGATACTGTTGTTGGATTAATGAGAGCATATGCTGAAGAATGTACCATTCCAGGTTTTCAGATTTCTACTGGTGACTATAGAATTAATAATAGTCCAATGTTTAAGTATGCATATGGAATTGTAAATAATGAAATAACATTTTCATTCATTTATGATGCAGATTCTGAAATAAGAAAAGTATTTGATGCTTGGCAAAATTACATCTATTGCAATGTTGCTACAAATTCAGAATCTGATTTGAATAATATTAACGGAATCAATAATTTAGGAAGGACTAGATATAGAGATGAATATGTATGTGATATTGTAGTAATCAAATATGAGAGACATGCATCAAGTAAGAGAAATACATTTGTTAAGAATAATCAAAGTTTAAATAGTTTTTATCCAACAAAAGATATCATTCCAGATTTTGATGTAAAAAATAGAAATGCCATGGAATTTACTTCTGGGTTTGGAAAAGCTAAGCCAGTGTATTCTACCAAATTAATAAATGCGTTTCCAACAAATATTTCTTCTATTGCACTATCAAGTGGCTCTTCTCAATTAATTAAATTACAAACCACATTTGAGTATGAGACTGCAATTACAAGCGGGCAAGTATCTGGAAGTGTACTAACTTCTGGAAATGCTAGAACTATCTCTAAATAACTAACCTAAATAATTTTAATTATATTATAGGATATTATGCCTTTACCAAAAATAGTAGCACCAACTTATGAGTTGCGTTTACCTTCAACTGATGAACTCATAAAATTTAGACCTTTCCTTGTAAAAGAAGAAAAAATTCTTCTTATGGCACTGGAAACTGAAGATGAAAAACAAATGACCAATGCGGTTAAAACAATTCTCAAGAATTGTATTCTGTCTAAAGTAAAAGTTGAAGAACTATCAATTTTTGATATTGAATATTTGTTCTTAAATATTCGTTCAAAATCTGTTGGAGAAGAAATTGAACTCAATTTAACTTGCACTGATGATAATGAAACTGTAGTACAAGTTACTATTAACGTTGATGATATTAAAGTTAATAAACCAGAAGACCATAAGAAAATTATTGATATAACTGATGCTATTACAGTTGTGATGAAATATCCAAGTATGGATATGTTTATTAAAAATAATTTTTCTTCTACTGGAAAATCTGAAGACGTATTTGAAATTGCAGCTTCATGTATTGAACAGATTTTAGATGGTGATGATGTATACGAAACTAAGAGTTTTAATAAAAAGGAAATTATGGATTTCCTTGAGAGCATGGATACTGCTCAATTCTTAAAGATTCAACAATTCTTTGAAACAATGCCTAAACTAACTCACACAGTTAAGGTAGTTAATCCAAATACTGAAGTTGAAAATGAAATTGTCATTGAGGGATTAGCAAATTTTTTCGGCTAGGATTAGCTCATGAATCATTAGAAAATTATTATAAAATAAATTTCATTTTATTACAGCACCACAAATGGACGCTAACTGAAATTGAAGATATGATTCCGTGGGAAAGAGAAGTCTATGTACATTTATTAATTGATTATATTGAGGAAGAAAATAATAGACAAAAATCCAATCAGCAGTCATTGTAAATGGCACCTAAAGCACCAGAACCAAAATACAGATATTCTAAAGTAGACCCCTCTACTATTAATAGAGGGGGTTCTGGTGGTGTGCGTAAACTAATTGCAGGTAATAATATTGCAATTTCTCCAAAGAAAGGAACTGGAGTAGTAACAGTTAATTCGATTTCTCCATTTGAAGGAGTAGATGGTAAAAAGATAGTAAGCGAATTAACTTTTACCAGAATTTTAATGGAGAAGTTATTTGATATTGAAAAGAAAAATTATGATTTGCTTACAGATAAAATATTAGAAGATGCTAAGAGAACTCAACGAGAAGAGTTACAGCGTAGAGAAGCAAGACAAGAAAAAACTAAGACTTCAAAGAAAGTAAAAAATTCATCTCTTGAAAAGTCAAAGACAAAGATAAAGGGAATTAGTGAGTTCTTTTCTGGACTTGTTAAGTTTTTTGTACAGTATAAAATTGTAGAGTGGTTTGGAAAACCAGAAAATCTTAAAAAGGTTCAAGATTTTGTAAAACTATTCGGAGCAATATTTAAATTCATTAGTGGTATTGTGACCTTTGGTGTTGATGTTTTGATGAAAACATTCAACGTCATATCTGGTGGATTGAATTTATTCTTTGATGTATTTGGAGCAATTAGTAATTTTGTAAAATTTATTTGGGATGGTGGAAAAACTATAATTGATGGTGTATCTCAACTAACAAAAGTATTTGAGATTGTTCCAAAAGCTATATCAAATGTATTAAATTTTTTCACAAATTTAATACCTAATTTTATTGAAGGTGCATTAACAGAAGGATTATTTGGTGCCAAGAAAGATATCGAAAGTGGTGCATCCGAATCTACAAAAGCAGCAAGCACTCAATTAAATCCATCTGAAAAATCTAATACTCCAGGAAAATCTAATCTAGATTTTGGTAAACTTATAGGAAATGCTGGAAAAGGAATTGGTGAACTATTATTAAATGTATTAGTCCCTGGTGCAGGATTAGCAAAGGGTCTTATTTCTTCAGTATCTGGATTTTTTGGTGGAAATAAAGAACTTCCAAAATTAGCAAAGGGTGGAATTGTAACAAAACCAACTGAAGCAATCGTTGGAGAAGCTGGACCTGAAGCTATTTTACCTTTAAGTAAATTAGGAAAAATTGCTGGAGTTCAACTAGGAATTAGTAAAGTAATACCGAAGTTTATGAAACTTCTTACTTTACCATTTACTATTGTTGGTGCAGGAATTCTTGCATTAATATCTTCTTCATTATCAATGATTCCAGGTGTCGGTCCAATTATATCTCCGTTACTTGGAAATATTGCTTCTATGTTTGGAATCCCACCATCTGTAGTTAAGGGATTGAGTAATTTTACAGGAGCTGCAATAAAATCAGTTGGTGGAGGATTGGGTAATATTATTGATGTCTTTGGTAAGAAAGACCCAACTGTTGATATGGGCAAAAGTTCTAAATTTACTCCAAAGAAAGATTATAGTGTTAGAGGACTATTAGCAAACATTCTTGGAGCTTTGATAAGCAAAAATTCAAATAGAATTTCTTCAACTCAAACAACTTCATCCTCACCATCAACTCCTACAGGGGCAGCTCCAGCTCCAACTGGAACCACTCCAACTATGAGTGCCCAGGAGTTTTCTAAATCAGTTTTAGAAAAAGCTTCTGTAACAACAGTTAATGATGGAAGACAAAGTAAAGTAGTTGTTAATACTTCCACTACAGGATTGCAAAAAGTAACTGGACAAAATCCTGGTAAGTATTATTATGATGCATACGGAAATATCTATTCATTAGATAAGGATGAAAAAAGATTATTGACAAAAGAGGATTTTAATGCAGGAGTTGGAGGAGGATTATTTGGTGCTGTTCATTTCTTCCGTAATCTGAAAAATGGAACTGTATCATTAGAAACTCATGCAAATGCATCTGCTGAAGGTTGGTATGATTATGCAGCAAATGCTGTTAGAGAAGTCATAAAGGGTGATGGAAGTAGAAATAATCCAGATAGACTTTCTTGGATACCTGCGAATCAAAGTAAAAAATTCAAAGATGGATTTACAGAATCTACTCCATATGGAAAGAGTACTATAAAAGCTATGAATGGAACTTATGTTCCTGGTAGTGGAGATGGAGATAAAGTTGCAGCTTTATTAGAACCTGGAGAATATGTACTGAATAAAAATTTGGTAAAACATATTGGAGGTCCAGAAGTATTAGACAAATATAATTTTGATATGTTCCCAAGATTTAAAAACTCTGCCAGGAGAGCAATAACAGGTGGAGCAATTATGAGATATGCTACTGGAGGAACTGTAATTGAGTACATAACTGGAGACAGAAAACATCCTGCATATAGAAGTGACCATGGTGGTGGACAATATCATGACCACCTTGCATTCAAGAGCAAGGAAGAGAGAGATAGAGCAATTGATTATTTACAGAAAAAGGGTTGGTATGTAGGTTCTAAAAATGATGGCAGACATGCTGCAGGTTCATATCATTATTCAAACCAAGCTATTGATATTCCATTCTATCCAAATCAATCTAGAAAAGGAGTATCTGATAATGCTGCTGGAGAATCTGCATTAAGTTCTGCTCTCAGAAAAGATTTAAAAAATGCAGGATTTGTTTTTGGTGGACCTGATGTAAGAGAACAAGATTCTAATGTATCTGGAACTGCAGGAACTCAACAAGCTACAATTAACTGGGAAGAAATTGCAAAAGGTCTTGGTGGATTGTATAAATCATTGGCAAGCAGTGGACCACCGAATCAAGAAGTTGGTTCATCTTCATCTCAAGCTGCACCAAAAATGTCTCCATCAATACCTTCTTCATCACAATCATTGAGAACTGTACAGTCAGAAAATAACAGATTAGATTTCCAGAGAAGGGCTTCAATGACAGCACAGCAGAAAGGTGGAAATGTAATTAATTTAGGAAATCCAAATCAAGTAATTCAATCCAGCACAACTCAAATAGCTCCTGCTGGATTAGGCGGAACATTAGCACCAAATCCACTAGTAATATATCCAGCGGCTCCATAATATGAATACTATTACTCCTATAAACAAAAAAGTTTTTACAGAAATTAATAGTATCAGGCTTATTACAAGAGATTTGTATAAGCAAAAAAAGCTCACATATGTTCTGGAAAAGAAACATGTTGCAAATCAAAAGAAGTTAAATGAGAAAAGAAAACTCTCAAGAAGAGAAGAAAGTCAAGAAACTTCAAAATCAAATTTAATACCAAATTTTCTAAAGCAACAAAATTTAGAATCTAAATCATTTCAATTATATGATTTAATTAAATTTTTAGTACTTTATAAAGCAATTGATTGGATTGCCAATCCTAAAAATTTAGCAGCAGTGCAAAATATGGTGAAGGCTATAGCTGGTATTGCTAAAGTCATAAACTTTTTTGCTGGAATTGGAGTAGAAGGTGTATTTGGTGGATTGCACAGTATTTTATTTGGAGGAAGTATACTAGAAAGAATATTTGGAATATTCAAATTAATGGGTGGAATTTTTATTCTGAGAAGAATATTAAAACCACAAGTATTACTTAAAGACTTAAATTGGATATTCAAGAATAGAAAAGGTATACTTGATATATTTAAAAATCTTCGTATTGGAAATTTCAAAAAATCAATCGAGGGAATATTTAAAGTATTCACTCCAAATTTATTCTCTATATTTAAAAAGGGATTAGGACTTTCTATTAAACGTGTAGTATTAAAAGTATTTGGTAAAGGAGGTCTGAGATTCATAACTGCAGTAGCATCTAAATTAGGATTTAAAAGTGCAGAAGCTGCATTAAAAGGTAGTATTCAAGTAGGAGCAAAATCATTAGGAAAATCAATTCCTATTGTTGGTCCAATTATTGGATTGGGTATAAATTTATTATTAGGAGACCCATTAGATAAAGCTGTAGTAAAGCTAGCTGCAACTCTTGCTGGACAAGCAATTGGTGGATTGCTGATGGGATTAATTGGCAGTGTTGTTCCAGTTGCTGGTACTGCAGCAGGAGCAGCAGTTGGCTCTGCAATTGGAGGATTGATAGGAGATTGGTTAGGAGGAGTATTGTATGATGGATTTAAAAATTTAATATCTCCAAAAAATGAACCTGCACTTGCTGTTGGTGGAATTGTAACTAGACCTACTAGAGCATTAATTGGTGAAGCTGGTCCAGAGGCTGTAATTCCATTGCCACAATTATTCGGTGGAAGCATATTTAATTCTACATTTGGATTAATGGGTGCATCTATTATAGGTGGAGTTGATGCTGTACTAAGTTCTATGGGTTCTGTTGGTTCATTAGTGAGACCATTTGCAACTCAGTTATTATCTCCTTATGCTAGAGAATTTGGCGTAAAGCAATATGTTTTCAATTCTGATATTGGAAAGGCTAGTGGTAAAAAGTTAGCCTCAACTGAAGCTTCTGGTGTAGATAGTAAAGAACTTAAAAAAATCATAGGTACAAATACATCACCAAGATTATTAAATTCAAAAGACTCAAATCCAAGAGCAAGATATAATACTGGAAATAGTTTAATTGCATTACTTGGAGATATTTTTAACAATATAATAAATCTAGATTCTACAACTGGAGGCACTGCACCTGGAGGTGGTGGAGTAACTGGGGATACTGGAGACTTGGGAGGAGAGGTTGATTTATCATCTGCAGATGACCAGACATTACTAAAGCAACTTGCACTTGCTGAAGCAGCAGGTGAAGGTAAACTTGGAATGGCATTAGTTATTAATTCTGTTCTAAATCGAAAAAGAATTTTAGACTCTGGAAAATCTCCAAGTTTCTTTGGTGCTAATGACAATACAATTCGTGGAATAATATATGGAGGAAATGGAGCACAATATCAACCAGTTGCAAATGGTTCTATTAATAAACAGTGGGGAGAAGGTTCCTTAAAATTAGCACAAGAAGCATTAGAATTAGCAAGAGATAAAGCAAAACTATCTCGTGCATTAGGTGAAGTTGCAAATAAACAATATCTACTGGGAGCAACTGGATTTAGAGCTGGGTCTGCATTTGATGACCCATCTCAAAATGTTAATGTTACTAAGTATGGAAATCATTATTTCAATACTGCTGGAAATCTAAAAATGAATAGAGGTGGTGTAGTTAATCCAGTGCCATCTCAGAATATTGCTACAAATAAAGGTGGATATGCAGCAGATACTGGTTTAGATATATTTACTCCTATTGGCTCTAGAATTGTTTCTCCAGTATCTGGTGTAATTGAATATGCAGAGAAAGGTCATGTTAGACAAATGGGGCAGGATGCAAATCCAAATATGCCAGGAATGCAGGACCAGCATAGTGTAAGAATTAGACTTGACACTCCATTTAAATATGCAGGGAAACAAGTTAATTTCTTTTATGCAACTCATCTATATCAACTGAATTCTTCAATTGCGAATAAATCTGGAGTGAGAATAAATGCTGGTGATTTACTCGGACTTTCTGGAGTAGCAAACAATGTTCCTCACGTTCATGTTGGATTTGTTGGAGATAGAAATCAAACCAGTTTCCTAAATTATCAACAAGTCAGAAGTCTATTAACTGGGGCTCCAGTTCAAGATGCTGGACAATCTGCTGGTTCTCCAGATGGACCTTCAGGAAATGATTCTCAGCAAGATATGGAAAAGGCTCCAGATTGGGGAAGCATCGCAAAAGAACTTGGGGATTTATATAAGTCATTAACTGGAGTGCAAAAATTAGATGCAAATTCAATTTCAACTAATAGTATGAATATGTTGCAATCTAAAAATATTACTCCTGTGGCATTTTCTGATACATATATTGTGGGACAAGGCTCTACTACAATAGCAAATGTAAATGTTGTTAATCCATTGACTGAAGTTGATTGGGGAGCAAAATCATTTTCTAGATTTGACTCATCTTCAAATTACTTAGCACAAAATAGACTATAATGCAAAAACAATACGCTGGAGACTTTTCTTTAAAGGAAGTTAAACTTTATCCAGTCACTTTGGATAATAAAGGAATTTCTGACAAATTTTTTGATATCAAACAATTAGTAAAAGAAATTTCAATTTACGAAAGTATAATTGCAACCAGCTTATACTGTCAGCTTGTTGTGACTGATATTGGAGAAAACCTTATTGGGTCTCTTCCATTAATGGGACAAGAAAGAATTCAAATCAATATTTCTACTTCATCCGAAGAATATGATTTAAATTTTTATATCTATAAAATTGATGGACGAGTGATGGAGGAAAAAAATCAAGCATATGTAATTCATTGTGTAAGTATAGAAGCTTTATATAATGAGCAAAATAGAATTTGTGAGAAAATAGATGGAAAAAAATCTCATGAATATATTAAAGAGAAACTATCACTAGCTTCAAATTTTACTAAAAAGAATATTGATGTTGATGAATCATTATATCCGTTCAACATGTATGTTCCAAATTGGAGATTATTTGACTTATCAATTTGGATGGCAAGAAGAAGTGTATCTACAGCATACAAAGATTCAATTGGATATATGTTCTATGAAACTTTAGATGGATATAAATTTAAATCATTGGATAATTTGTTTAATCAAAATCCATATCCAGCATCAAACATAAAATATAGTTTTGTCCAAGGAAATACATCTGCAAAAAGAAGTGAATTGAATAATTATAGGATTATAAATTATTCATCACCAAAAGCATTTGATATATTTGATGATTTGCGTAATGGTGCATTCTGTCATGACTCTGTATATGTAGATATTACAAATAGAACTTACAGAATTTTTTCTACTACAGCAGATGAATACTGGTCAAACATGAAGCATCTAGATAATTTAAAGCCATATAGAAGTGAAGGACCATGTAAATTACTTGATTATCCTAGCAGATTAATTTATAGACCAACTACAATAAATACATTTGGATGGAAACAAGTTAATACAACTGAAAAAAATAATATTGACGAAGTAAATAAAAATTTTGAAAAGTCTATTTACAGATACTATTTCCTTGAATATAATAAATTGGAAATATCAGTTCCAGGAGATTTAAAACTCAGAGCTGGAAGTGTAATTCAAGTTTCTATTCCATCTCCGAAGAGAAGTGCAGATGGAAAAGTATTGGAAGATACTAGAATTAGCGGTAAGTATATTGTACACTCTCTGAGGCATACTATTCTAAATAGAACAGAATTAAGAACTGTAGTTACTCTTACGAGAGATTCTTTCGGAGGAGATACAATTCCAGATGCATCAAAACAAGGAGGTCAAAGAAATCTATGAACAATAAAACTATTGACGAGCACATAGAAGACGACGAAAACCAAATAAGCAACCCAGACATTAGTAGTCAACGTCGTCGTCATTTAAAAAACGAACTAGAACAATTGAAAAGATATAAGGAATCACATCCAAATTCAACCAAAGACCCATCTAGTTTAGAATTATTCTGCAACGATAATCCAGAAGCTTTAGAGTGTCGTATTTACGATTAATATAATTTATGTCTATCAATCCTACATTACAGAATTCAGCATTTCTTGGAAATCAAGACTTTACTTGGTGGCTTGGAACAGTTGAGAATGACGATGATAAAGATGCTAAACTCGGAAGAGTAAGAGTAAAAATTCTGGGGTTTCATAAATCAGATGAAACTCCAGAAAATCTTCCTTGGGCTATTGTTATGCAGCCCACAACTAATGCTGCTACAAGTGGAGTCGGTAACGGACCTCAGCTAAAAGCTGGAAGTTTTGTTATGGGATTTTTCCTAGATTACCCAGATTGCCAGCAACCAGTTGTAATGGGTACATTCTATGGAAAAATACAGGCAGATATTAAACCAAAAACACAATCCAGTAGGGATTATGTAGGAGCTGTAAATATTGCAACCAATAAAAAATCAGAAGCTGGAGAACCTGCAGCAGCCACTAGTACAATTCCAACTTCTTCAAATTCTGGGGCAGGAATTTCTGTAGATGATAGTGTAGCAGCAAAATCACTACCAGCTTCATTATCAAATCCATCTGGAATTCTTGGGGCAACTTCTATTGCAAATGGAAAGGATGGTCCAGCAGAGACTTTAGTAGAAGATATAAAAAGGTGTGTAGAATCTCTTGGAAATATATTTAAAACTGGTAAAGTATACCAACCAAATAAAACAAATCCAACTTTATCTGAAGCAATAACTCCAGAACAAAAGAATATTCCAGTAACAAATGTAGAGGCTTTTCCACCAAAAGGAAAAATTCAAATAGGAAATGAAATAATCGGATATAACGGTAAGAATGAATATTCTTTAGTATTGACTATTCGTGGAATGAATAGTACAAAACCTCTTGCATATCCAAAAGGAACTAAAGTAAAATACATTCCTAAGACTACTACTCCAATTGAAATTGTAGGTAAATTTACAGACAAGGTAGTTGACTTAGAAGGTGCAGTAGATATGTGCCTCAAGGTAATTAGGAATTTAATTTGGTATATTGTAAATCAACTTAAATCTTGGCTGATGGCTGAGGTTACAAAATATCTAAACTTAATTGGATTGTCTTCATCAAATCCAATTCCATATTTTGTAAAAATTACTACAGAAGTAATAGTACAAATACTAAAGACAATTGGATGCTCATTGGATGAATCTTTAGTAGAAGCTATAATGGGTGGAATTGAAGGATTTATTGAAACTTTTGTATCTCAATTGGCAAACCAATTAGTTTCTGAAGCAGAAGAATATATTAGTTTTGCAGAAGAATGTATTAACAACATTTTTGGTTCTATTTTTGAGTTGGTATCTGTTGCCACTCAGATAGCTGATGCAATAGAAGATATTATTTCTTTAATTGAAGGATTGACTAGTTTTGGCGGAGCACCATTATTTGATTCTAATGGTTATGTAAATGGAGACATGCTTTCAAGTGTTGGTAATGTAGTATCATTTATTTTGAATCTTCTAGGTATTGGTTGTAATAGAACCACTGATTCTCCTTTACAAATAAATTGGAATGAATGTTCTCCTACAGACAATAACTGCAGTCCATTTAATCTTGTAGTTACTGGAGGTGTTCCTGGAATTTGGAACCCAGAATATTCTAAAATATTTGTTCAGTCCACAGAAGCTGGACATACAATTTTGATGGATGATACACCATATAATAATAGGTTTGTTATCGAAGCTGGAGGAAGTAGAACTGGATTTGAAGTTTTTGATAATGGTGATATAAAAGTAACCAATAGTAATAATAAAACTGAAGTTACTTTTGGAAAACAGCAAGTCAGTATAAAAGGAGATGCCTATATTAATGTGAAAGGAAACTATCACTTACAAGTTGGTGGAGACTATCACTTAGAAGTTAGAGGAAAGTATAGTGTATCTGCTAGCAGAGAAAGTAAATTAACATATTACGGAGAACATGAAACCATTTATAAAAATGATTCAAAATTAAGTGCCGCAAATGGACTTGCTCTAGCTGCTTCTAAAATCGGATTGAGTGCTTCTGGTCAATTAGATTTAATTTCTCCAACATTCTCGACATATACTACAGAACAAAATCATTTATGCACTGGTTCATATAATAGGTTTATCATGTATGATAACAAATTTACAGGATTGAATACTTTTAAAATAATGGGTGGATTTAGAAATGTATTTAGAGCAGGAGTAAATTTTGATTGGGGAGTTGGTTCATCCACAAAACTTCAAGCTGCTACTGATATAGTTTGGAAAGGAGGATTATATTCTAAAACAATTCTTGGAGCATATAATTCTAACAAACTTTCTATAGATAATGAAAATATCTTTGGTGCAAAAAATAGAAATAATTTATCTGTAAACTATAGTAACATAATTGGTTTAGATTTAATGTCAAAAGCAGGAGCAACATTTGGAACAAATCAAGGGTTGTTCGTTCAAATTTCCCAGGCACTTGGCATAAGCAAAAACCCGTTCACTCTACACAGTTGACTTTTGTTCCAATCCATGCTATGATAGTGGGGTCCCGCAAAAAGCCATGAAAATAACCGACGATTCAGTTCTTGAGAGAGTTGAAATAGATATGTTATCTAGGACTTTTTATCTCCATGGATATGATGGTGAGTTTTTAGAAGTCCATGAATCATCTGCACTAGGATTTGCAAACATGTGTACGTTTGTAAACAATACTCTTCCTCCAGAGAGAATAACCTACAAGTATTGACAAATCAATTTGCATGTGCTATTATAAGTATGTTCAAGTGAGATATATACCTTAGAATTATTTCTAAGGTTTTTTGGGAGCGTGACGTAATTGGTAGCCGTATCGGACTTAAAATCCGCTGGTCGTAAGACCGTGGGGGTTCGACTCCCCCCGCTCCTACTATAATAAATAATCTAACATTTACAAATTAAAAGAATTGAAAAAGTTAGGTAAGCATTGTGTTGCAGAAGTATATGGTTGCGACCATACTGTTTTAAACAACGAAAAACAATTAACTGAGCTTTTGAAAGAAGCTATTGATGTTGCTGGTGCAACATTGCTCAGTATTTCTTCCCATAAATTTGACCCCCAAGGAATAACTATAGTAGCATTACTATCAGAAAGTCATATCAGTATTCATACCTGGCCAGAAGATGGAAATGCTGCATTGGATGTATTTACATGTGGAGATTCTAAGCCAGATATGGCTCTATTGCATTGTATAAATTTTCTAAATCCGTCCGAATATAATATGAATTGTTTCGACAGATAGGGCGTAAAAGTGTATAAATAAGTCATAGGTATTACCGTCAAGATTTTCGGAGACAGTACGAATATGGCTCTAACGAGAGTAACTTCCAACGGAATTGCACCAGGCGTAGAAATAAAATTAAAAGATAATACACATGAATTAGAATCTACTGGATTAGCTCCAAGTAGCTATTCGTTTACCCCAGCATTAAGTTTTGGTACAGTATCTGGTGGAGTTTATACTCACGATTCTAACACTGGTATTTACAGTCCAGGAGCAGATGAGCTTGCATTTGGTACTGCAGGTTCTGAAAAATTAAGAATCCAAGGTGACGGTAAGATTATTCTATCAAACGGAGCAAGTCTTCCTGTAACTAATCCTAATTTTGATAGCGTAAATGCTAAAAATTTCATGCTTTACGTCAATCAATCTGACGTAAATGCATCAGATGCTCTGAATAATGACGGTGGTAACTTAAACAGACCATTCAAAACAATTGAAAGAGCACTTCTTGAAGCAGCTAAGAGAAGTTATATTTCTGGAGAAAATAATGATAGATTTGAGGCATTTACCATCATGGTTATGCCTGGAGATTATGTAATTGATAACAGACCAGGCGTACTTACTGCCGCTGAAATTCCAACAATTACTCAGAGTGGAGATACTTTCAGTGGTTGGTCAAACTTTGAAAATGAAATTTGGAAATTTAACCCAAGAAGTGGTGGTGTTATTGTACCTAGAGGTACTTCTGTTGTTGGTTATGACCTCAGAAAAACTATCATTCGTCCTAAGTATGTTCCAAAACCAGGAGAATTTGAGACTGGATTAACAATAAATCCAGCTGGAGATGATTTAGGAGGAAGTATTATTAATGATGGTCTATACATTAATAATATCCTTCAAGATGCCGCTAACATGGTTGAGAAGGCAAAGGAATATATTCAGGACCAAACCAAACTATTCCTATATGCAGAATATTCTACTCTCTATACTTCATTAAGTTCTTCTGGTAAAATTGATAAGTGTGTAAGAGATTTAGGATATTTTGTTGATGGTCTCGTAAAAGACCTTAGAGAAGGTGGAAATATTAATTCATTTAATGTTGGTGAATTTTATACAACTGGTGGAGACAATGATGGAGTAAATGAATTATCAGATAATCAATATCTACTAACTCAAGATGAAAAGGATGCGACCATTGCTGCATTTAATTATGCAAAAGAAATGGCTATTAAAGCAGCTCATGCATGGTCTGGTACTGCAGCATCCGCTATTTTCTCTCTCACTGATGATGCTGCTGCTAGTGTAACTTCAGCATCATTTACTTCAGACACTTCAAATTCATACGCATACACTACAATCACAAGTTCTTCAAATGGAACTAACACATTGACAAGTAGTGTTGATAAACCATCATATAGTGCAAATGTTGATTATTCAGGTTCATTAAATAGCTCTGCTTGTGCTGCAGTAGATGGTGTAATCACAACTCTTGCTGGAATTGTAACAGGAATTATTTCAAATCCAGATACTTATACTACCCTGTACAACAGAACTCCTGGTGTAGAAGAGCAAACTGCAATCTTCAAAGTAACTGGTGGTTGTTACTTCTGGCAGATGACATTCAAGGATGCTGTCGGACAAGGACAAATTTATAAGTCTACTAGCTATACTGGAAATAACCCAACTCACAATCTTGCAGATAGCAGTGATTTTGAGAATGGAGCACTTAAGTATTCTCATCACAAAGTAGTTGCATTTGCATATGCAAACCAAAGAACTACAGATGGAGAACTAGAAACATATTACAAAAAAATTGATAAGTGGGATATCATTTATGATGGAGATTCTGCTTCAACTCAAAGAAGATTTACAAGACCAGAAGAATATACTATTGTTGGAAATTCTTCTGTAAAAACTGAAATTGATACTGTAAGTTCTTGCTCACCATACGTATTCAACTGCTCACTTCGTTCTACCCGTGGTATGTGCGGAATGCACGCAGATGGAAGTAAGGTACAAGCAAACAGCTTCAAGTCAATGGTTGTTGCTCAGTTTACTGGAATTTCTCTACAAAGAGATGAGAACGCTTTCTATCAGCCAAAAACTTCTGACGGTATTCCAACAAATACAACAAACCCATCAGACGCACCTATCTATACTGACCCAGACGCAGAATATAAACCAGAATATAGACATTATCACATTAAAGCATCTAATGCTGCATTCATTCAGATTGTTTCTGTGTTCGCAGTTGGTTATGCTGACCAGTTTATTACTGAGTCTGGTGGAGACATGTCTATCACCAACTCAAACTCCAACTTTGGTCATGTTTCACTAAGAGCTGTAGGACATCAAGAGAAGGTATTTGAACCAGCAAATCAAGGAAAAATTACTGCAGTTATTCCTCCTAGAGGAATTTCCAGAACTACTTCAGATGTAGAATTTTATGGAATTGATTACAAACTAACTTGGCAACTTAACGGTCAAACAAGTAAAACATATAATGAAAATATTAGACAAACATTTATATCTGGTTCACAGCTATTCAAAGTTTACTTAGATATTCCTGGACTAAACACTGAGGATGATATTCCAGAATTTATTTTAGAAGTAGAAGATAAGAATCCTTCTGCAACTCAGACTACTGTAAGAAAGAGATTCTTAACTTACGGAAGTAATAATAATTATCTACTATTCAGAGATTATTATACTGCATCTGGTGTTTGTGATGATTCTTATGCAACAATTTCTGCTACTGTAGAAGATGAGACTGGAGCTTCTCCAACTGAATTCACTGCAAATATCAATCTTACCAAAACAGATTCTACTTTAAGTGCATCAAACATTGAAAGACAAGGTTATTATTGGGATGAAACAAATAAAAAAATCTACATTGAAATAGATGCTTCTACATCACAATCTGATGCATTCTTAACAGGATTTATTTTCAAATATGAGACTGAAGTTCAATTTAGAACTAGTCAAGTTACAAGGTCAGATAATTCAATTCAAGTTATAACTGAGCAAGTAAATGTAAATATTCTATCATATTATGATGGATTCCCAGTATCTCTATCAACTAAAAAGATTATTGATGATAGAACATCCGTTCCTTCTGATTTAATTTGGCGAGTAGAGTATACAATTCCTAAGAATTGCCAAAAGACACCAAAGCCACCAGAAAAGAGATTTATTATCAGAGGAACTCAAGCTGGAAGTACTCTTGCTCCAGATAGTTTAACTTATTCCGAATGCAGATTCCTAGTTTATGATGTTGAAGAAGTTCAATCATGGTCAAAAAATAGTAGAGATGGTATTTACTACTTGACTGTTATTCGTGCAGATATTGACCAGTTTGCATATAATAATGAAAGGTCCACTGATGTAAATGAAACTTATACTATCACCAGAGGGTCAAGAGTAGTATCAACTCTAAAAGGTCTATATAAAAATTCTAACTATAGAGTTGCAAGTAATATCAATTACTTATATCCATCAACTAATGAAGATGGTCCAGCATATATTAATGGATTTGATTCCAGAGGAAATCCAATTTATGCTGGTTCTGCAATTGCAACTATCTGGAACCCACCACAGGCAGAATCTAGAGTACTAATTGAAAAGATTGATAGTGGATATAGATGTAAAGATTTATCAGTTCCAAATGTTGCATCATATACTACTGAAAGTGGAAAAACTACTTTAGCTGGTGCTGCAGTTCCTTTTGCTGATACTCCTTCAATGTATTCTATTACTGCAGAAGCAGTACAAAGACTTGTAGATTCATTGGGATTATATTATGCAGGGACAAGCAGTGCAGATTCATCCACAGTTAAAGTAGCTCCAGTAGTTTCTTGGTCTCAAGCTAACTTTGATGAAGTTACTAGCAATACTTATGCATATAGCTCAACTCCATTCGCAGTATTTAAAGCGAATACTCGTACTGGTACATCTTTTGACACTACAATGCCAGAAGGTGATGTTTTAGCAAATAACACTTATGGTATTAATAAATCTCCTTCAGAAAGAAAGATTAATGTAGTAGCTAAATCATCTACTTTTAGCACACAAGATGCTCTAAGAGATGCTGGTGTAGATTGTCCTCTATACAGACCATCAATCATGAGAGCATCTTCCCATACTTGGGAATATGTAGGTCTTGGTTCTGGTAACTATTCAACTGGATTCCCAAATCAGCAAACCAGAGTACTCAAGAGCTATGAACAGTTTATTGTTCAAGGTTATGAAAATGGTGGTGGATTTGTTGCATCTTCTGGTACAAACTCAAATGGTGACTTCTATGTTGGAAACCAAGTACAGCAAGCTGGTGGTACTACAACATTCACACTAAACGTACCTAAAGTTCGTAAATCATCAGAAACTAATTATGTAGATATTTCAGATATTGAAAACAGAATTTCTAATGCTGTTGTAAACGTTGGTGGTTCTAATAAGAATGCAAGCAGCCAGAATTTCCTCAAGAGTTTGTCAAACTTCTTTACTACTGCAAAACTTAATGTTTCTGACCGTGCAACTATTCAGACTGCATTAATTCAAGATAGATTATATCTTGCAAATACAAGAATTTCAAATGGTGAGAAATTCCCAGAAGGAAATACTGAAGGATACGGATTTACCAAGGCTGCAAGGTCTGAAAAAGTAGGATTTATTTCTACTGATACAAATGATAGATTATATGTTTCTCCTAAGTATCTAGATGCATGGAGAATTAAGAGACAACTATTATCTGCAACTGCAGTATCTCTTGACAACAACAGAATTTATCTACAAACTCCAGGTAATACACTATTAGATGGTACTTCTACAACTACTTCAGATGCAGTAACAACATCATCAACTACACTATTTGTAAAAGAATCTGCTGGTCTTCCTGCCACTGGTCAGGTAGATATTGTAATGAATCTTCGTTATGTAGACTCATCACATTATGTTTTAGATTCAACAAATAAAGTATTTTTAAATCCTTACATTTCATTGAATCTTAAGTATGATACTATTGATTACACTAATAATACAATTTCCTTATCTAGCACACAAAATACATTTAGCAGACAAACTTATCTTGAAGATATTTTAGGAAAGACTGGAACTAACGTAGTTTCTACTAATTATTCATTCAATAAAGTCATTAAAAATTGGTCTTGTATTATTGATGATGGTCCTACTGCAAGTGAAACAAACCAAATTTACCTTGGTACAAAATTAGATTCAAACTTTACAGTTGGAAATGACGTAATTTCTCCAACATCTACAAGAACTATTACAATTAAAACTGATACAACAGATTCACTTGCTAAGTGGAATCTATTCCCAAATAGAGGTGCAATAACTCTTCGTGAGCAAACTGGTACTACAAACGCTACATTAAAATATGCTACATTTGTATATGTTAAGAGCAGCACTCAAGGTCAATTAATTTTAATTGATAGAGTTATCGGAGGAACCAATTCCAACGTAAATAACACAACTATTTTCAGCAGTGCATATTCTGGAAATAATGTATTCTTCTCTGGATGTGATTGTTCTGTAATTTATGCTGATAAGTGGGCATCTGAAAAACCATTCATTCCAAATACAGAAACTATTTCTGAAGATGTTGACCTAGATAGTGCTACTTTACACCAGATACCAGAAAAACCATCAACTTATACTGGAGCAATTGATAAGTCATACACTGATAAGAATGTTCCAAACCCATATAGTTCTAAAGCATTGGGTCCTAGCCTACAAAACAGACTTGCAGTTAAGGAGTTTAGACCTTTAGCTACATTAGCACAAGCTGCACGTTGGTGTTCTGCTGGAGGATTTACAACAACTGATACAGTTGAATTGCTAATGAAGCCAGGATATTATCAAATAGATACTGCTTCATTCCCATGCCGAGTTAAGATTAATGGTACTGGAGTTTCTAGAACTGGAGGTGCAGTAGGAAAAGAAACAGCATCTGTAAGTGCTGGTAGAATTGGAGGATATTCAAATACAGGGTCATATAGTACATCTGGTTTGAAGAGAGCAGATAGTGTTTATTTCTATAGACCAATTAGAATACAACCTAACTACGGAGCAAGAAGCAACCAGTTCTATGTTACTGCAGATAACAATATTTCATCTGCTGGTGGATTTGACTTAAGCAATGTTCACTTTATTTCATTGGGAGAAGCAGCAGTATGTAATGAAATTCTCGATTCTGATTATGCTGGAAGTGATGGAATTTTATCTGCAGCAAGACAAAGAGTAAGAAAGGCATGGTTTGTTAAGAAATCAAGTGGATTCCCATCTACTTCAAGTGGAATTACTGGAGGATTAAGTTTCTTAATGACTGCTAGTGGTGCTGCTGGAAAAGGAAAGATGGAATTCTATTGTAGCACAACTACAACAAATTCCAGTGGAGATTTTACATTACCATCAAGTACTACATATACCACTGGTAAGTATGTTAAGTTTACTTTAAGTGCTTCTAATTTCACTGGAACTTCTGGAACTCCATCAGATTCTCAGAAGTATAAGTGGGCAAAGAATTATATTATTCCTGGTTCTACATTATACTTTATCCCTGGAAATACTACATTAGGAAATGTAACTTCATCTTCCAAGGCAGTAAAAATTGTAGAAGTAAATATCAAAGCAAAAGATGTCAATGCTCCATCTGCAACTAGTTTGGAAGAAATTGAATTCATTTGCTCAACAACAAATGGCACAAATACAAATAATATTGAAGATTTAATTTTAGATAGCAGCACTCAAAATTGTCAGATTGTTGTTGTAAACCAAGATGGTGATGAAATTCCAACTTTAATCTTCAATTGGGCGTATGCTCAAAGAAAGGCATTCATTCCTCATGACTTTGCATTTGGTGGAAGTGCTACAAGTGCTACATCACCAAATACAGTTTCTGATACTGGTTATGTAAGTACAAATATTACTGCTGGTGGATTAGCAGTGAAGAGATTTGATAAGCCAGAAATTTTTGGTATTATTGCAGGATTCTCTCCTGGAAGTATAAACCTTGTTATTGATACCAATCCAACTGCAGATAGTCTTAAAGACCCAATTGATGGAAGTACATTAACATCTCCTCTTGCTCCATATCCATTTGCATCAAGTTATATTTCATTTAGAACTATACTTCTAGAATATAAAGATAATCAAGGTGAAGATGCAGCTATTGCAATTCCATACTTCCCAAATGGTTCATTAAGAATTGCAGGAAGAGTATATTCTAGATTCTATCTATTACAAGTAAATCCAAATGATATTGCAAGTAATGTAGAAAATACTGGAATAGATTCAACTATTTTAAGTCAATTTACTAACTTTAATTATAGTACACTGCAAGCAAATAATAGCATTGCTATTATTGGTGGAGTTGGAACTTTAAGTGGAGCAACAACAAGTTTTGCAAACCTATCAGAATTTGTTTCTGTAGCTAAGGGAAATCTTGCATACACTGGAATAACAAATCCATATAAGAAGGCGACAAATAGAACACAAAGTCTATTCAATGGCGCTATTCAGTCTGGTTCATATGCAGTTGGTAAATTTAATTATATTCATTATGCATATGTACATAGATGGTCAAGAAAACGTTTTATTTCAATTAATGGGTCATTCGTTGGAAATATTGGAGGAAACTTACTCAGAACTGATGCGGCTCTAGGTGGAACTTCAAATATTTGCACACTAACTAATGTTACAATTGGTGCTCAATCTCCTTCAGATAGCATTTATAATAGAACTGGTGGAGGATGGAGAGGAGGATTAATTAGTGCCAAAGGTTCTAGAATATCTTTAAGCGGAGTAAGATTCCGTGGAAATGTAACTTTAGATTTCACTGGATTAGTTGTAAATCCTGGTGGAGATAGAGTGGGAACAAATTATACATATGGACACTCAGTAGAAGTATTCCAAGTTGAAGATGAAGCTGTATTAAGTAAGTTAGGTGGCAGTAACCCTGCATCATTCTTATCCGTTTCCAAAAATGATGAACAGTTTAAATATCTTTATGAAAATAAAATTTTAAGTAATTTATACTTAGAGCCATTTAGAACTCCTTATGGCGAGGTAATTGATTATGATAGAAGAACATTCCCAATTTCTTGCTATCAAGCACTAAAGAGATTTACTCCTGGAACAACTGATTTAAATACTTCAGTTACTATTAATGAAAGGTATCAAACTCCATATAGAATTATTGCAGGAACTACTCACAATAGTGCTACAGATTCTGGAACACATCTAAGAATCAATAGAAGTGCTAGTGTTACTTTGGTTGACAAAACTATCATTGGTGCATCAACCCCAATTATTATTCCACCAAGAAGTATCGCATTTAAATACTACAATGATGATGTAATTAATAATATTTTCTATGGAGAATTTGCAACTAAAGTTATCAGAGCAAGTAATCAATTTACTACTTATGGAAACGTAACTAAAATTAATGATTCAGCAGCTGGAAGTGGAACTGCTTCAAATAGTAATCCAAAGGTTGCTGTAATAACATTATCATCTGCAATTCCTACTGAAATTCTTGGTTATTATAGCGGAACTGCTACTCCGAATACAGGTTCACAAGATTTTGGTGGAGTTATAGTATCAAATTATATTGAAGTTACAAATTCAGCAGATTATACTTCTGGAACATCTTGGGATGATACAAATTCAATTAAATTCTTAACTTTATATCTAAATTCAACTCGTTACAATTATATTACAACTGCAACTTCTAGATATGAAAAAACAGTTGATAGTGCAAGAAGCTACTTAAGATTAAATTCAACTGGAACTCCAGTATATGCAATACATTCTGATATTAAAATTACTTCATCTAATGTACCTAATTTAACTAAAGGTTCTACTCCAATTGAGTTTACAAATACAAAATCTGGAACTACTCCACTAAAAGCTTTTGTAACTACCAACTCTGCTGGTGCAATTACATCATTCGATATTGTTTCTTATGGTAGTGGACACTTAAAAGATAACATTCTTACATATACTTCTGGTTCAAACAAGATTGAACTCAAGTGCTTACGTTCATTAGAAGGAAATATTGAATTATTTGATACTGGAGAATTCATGGTAGTTCCTCCAAGACATTGTTTTGTTCTTAATAATATTAATGCTAATTCTCTAGTTGGCGTTAAGCAAGAATTGCAAAAAGCCAAATCAATTATTAAACCATTCTCCTACATAAGACTAGGAACTGTTTACTATAAGATTGCAAATGATGCTACAAATGAACCATATATTTGCGTATATTCATATGTAAATGAAGTAAATCTAGCAGACGTTAGATATTCAATAGTAGTAAGATTAGAAGATAATACATATGCACCAACATATCCAGCTACACAAAGAATGGATGTGTTTGAACTTGAAACTATCTTAGATTATTGGCCAACTTCTGGTAGAGTACAATTAGGTGATGTGGAAATTGCAGATTTCACAAAAGGAACATACGCAGATGCTACTGGATATCCATTAACAATAACAAGAAGCAATACTAAGTATTGGCCTTCTTATATTCGTGATTTTGAAGGTCTTGACCCAGAAACTGAAGACGTTGATGTATCTGTGGAGCAGTTTGTACCAACTACAATTGCATTAGCAGACCCAGTTGACTTAACTTGTGCTGGATTAAGAAAGATTGCTTCTCCTTCTACTGATAACGGAACTGTAACAATAACAGTTCCAGAGTATATTACTCCAGATGGTAAGAAGACTACTGATAGATTAGTAATCAAAGTTCCTACTACTGCAAGTACACAGGTAGCAGATGCTAAGAAGTATAATATTGGAGATATAATCCATATTCCATACAGAAGAACTGATGCAGATTCAGTTGGTACATTGAATGTATATAAAATTTCTGGTTATGTTAGTGGAACATCATTAACAGTTTCTTCCGTAACTGGATTAAAAGCTGGAATGACATTAACAAAAACTGCTGGAACTGGAGTTTTTGCAGCATCAACCACAATTTCTTCAATTAATGCTACAACAAATACAATTACATTAAATACTGCAGCAACTACAGCGGGAGCAATTACATTTAATGCTACTTCTGGAACTGGAACTTGGGAAGATATTGTATGCACTGTAGTTGCAGATACAGAAACTGATTCTAGTGTGGTTGCAAATAAAGCTGGAAGTACCAGAATTAAAGTAAAGGTGAACATGTCTTCAAGTGGACAATCAATTTCTTGGACAAATCCAACTGCAGTTGGTGCATTTACTTGGTTCCATATTGTGCCTTCTACTTCTACTAATTCCACAATTTATGGAAAGGTAAATCCTATTGGAGTAGTTAGATTCCAAAATACAACTTCTAGTATTTCTTATGCTGCTAGCCCAGCAACAGTTAATCTAATTTGTTCTAGTGCATTACTTGCAAATCTATCTGCTGATGAAACATTCTCATTAGTTCCAATGTTTAAGACATTGGAAACAACAAGTCCAGTTAGAGTATTTAAATCTAGAATTGTTGATATTGAAATTCCTTCTTCAGATACAAGCACTATTAGAATTCATACTGCAGACCCAGCACCAGAACTTTGGACTGATGGATTAGGAACATCTGCTAACTTTAGACATTATGGTTTCTTCTTTGTAAATCATAATGGTTGGACATATCCTAGAAATGGTGGAAGTTCAGTTAGAGTAAATAATGTAGTTCCAGGTACTGGATATACTCAAGCTGCAACTGGTACTTCTGGAAGCAGTACAATTACATTGACTGCATCAAATTCTAACATCTTAGTTGGAATGAGTGTTACTGGTACTGGAATTGGAAACCTTGCAAAAGTAACAGCAATCTCTGGAACTACCGTTACATTGAGTGTTGCTAACTCTGGTGCTGTAAGTGGAACTATAACATTTGGAAGTCAAAATCTTGTTAAATTACCTAACTTTAATGATAGAATTAAGATTGGTGATATTTTAAGATATTCATTTGAAGAAGTTGCACCTAGCGGAACAATAACTGCTACTATTGCAAACTCAACTGCAAATAATGTAGGTAACATTTTAACTCTAGTAACACCACCAACTACTGGAAGTCTCAAGCCTGGAATGTTTATTTACGGTGAGGGACTTGATGAAGGAACTATTATTGAAGCACAATTAAGTAGCACAACATTTAGATTGAATAACTCATACTTTATTACAACTGCAATTACAATTTATCCTTACAGTAGTCCATCTGCACAATATCAGTATACTGGAACTGTAGTTTCTGTTGGAACTAAAGATTCAACTACTGGATATTCAGAAATTCTACTCTCTGATAATTCAGGAACAAGACATATTTTAGACACAGCGTATTCAAATAAATCTGAATGGTCTACTATTGATGATATATTCATTAGCCATAGAAGTGACAACTTCACTGAAGATGGTCCAATTGCATCAAGATTTATGTATAGTGGCAACGGTGTTAAATTATCTACTGGTAGTTTTAGTCTATGGTATGAAAATTATGCAAACTATTTAAGTGGATACAATGGAATTGTCAGCAGACAAGGATGGGTTGGAAACTGGGGATTATCCAGAACTGGCGAATCAATTCTTGGATTTGATACTGTTGGTTCATCAAACCTTGTTTACACCAATCAATATAATGATACTATTTGGATATCTGCACAACCAACTATTCCATTATATTGGGGAAATTCCACCTTAATTGCTTGTGGTTCTGATATTAATACCTCAGTATCTCTTGATACTCTGTTTACTACTTCTGATAACGGTCTACCACAATATAATTATGGTATTGGAACTCATAGACAACAAGTAATTCAGCATACCAGCTTACTTACTGATGACATTTATACATCATTCAATACTTCTGCTGCAGATTCTGGAGGACATGATGCTCTTGATATTTCAAGATACCAGTTATCATCAAAACCAACTCTAGAATATGTTTTAAGAGATGCAGTAATTAGTCAAAATAATGCAACTTCTGCTGGTGGTGCAATCACTCCTGGAACTGGAAAAAATAGAAGACTATTTGAACAACTAATCTGTGATTATACTACCTATTATAAGCCAGTAAATACATTTGATAGCGTAAATACATACACCACAACTTCATACAGTCAACTAAAGATTGCATGTAATTCAGGAGAATATTCCTGGAAGGCAGCTCCAATTCAGATAGCAACTACTGGAGTTACTACATCTGGTGGATACGCTACATTCACATTTGCAACACAAACTTCAGCACCATATTCAGTGGGTCAAACAATTACTATATCTGGTGTAACACCAACTGGATATAATGGTGTTTATACAGTAGTTGATTGTACAACAACCACAGTAGTTGTTCAATCATCAACAACTGGTGCAATTACAGTACAGGGAGCAATTACTTCAAGTATTGCTGCTACTGCAACTAATCTAGTTGGTCTGTCTGTTGGTGATGCAATTTATACTGAAGCTGCTGGAACTTATGTAGGAACAATTGCTTCAATTAATTCAGATGGATTAGGAGGAACATTTGTTCAACCAGCACTAGCTGCAGTTGGTTCAGTTGGTTATGCAAGTCCATTTACAATTACACTAGGAAACATTAGAGTACTCTCACCTAGAGCTACTAGAATTGCTCCTTCTCTTGCATACACTTCAACTCTAAACCCAACTTCAAATACTTCTGTTGGAAAATCTGGTACTACAGGAACAAATATAATTGCTCCTTCACAACCACACTTCAACCAGTATAATTTCAGATATTCACTAGAAAGAAGAAATTATAATGCAACACCACTTGTTAATACTGAAGGAATTGTGAGAGCTGTAAATACATACAATTTTGCTAGCGATTCTGTTAACGTTGCTATCGGTGATATTTGTAGATACAAGTCTTCACTATTGAATGTACAAATTACTAGACTAAATAGCAAGGTACACATTGAACGTTCAATTACCGTAGCTGGTAGACCTGTATTTAATATTTAAGGAGTTTGACTTTATATGGGATTCTTTTTAACTGACGAACAAGAACATGCAATTGACATTTTTCTAGATACACAAAATAGAATAATTGCAAACAAACAGCTGGAATCTGATGAGGTTCCAGCTGAATACAAAGATATGATTGAAAAAACTTTAGCTTCTGGAAGTCCTATTCCATTTTTCAATCCAGAGTATGGTTATTATTCTATTTCATTTACTCCTTGTGATAAAGGAAATAGAATTTATGTTCATCATCATTTGACAAATATTTCTGAATGTATTTTTGACCCAGCACAAACTTTTATTGAAGAAGTTGATACTGATGTAGAAGTCTCTGAAGTAGTTACAGATATGCTTGGAGAACTTGACAATTTAGAAAGTGCTTCTATTGATAATTAATAAATAAAAGAGGGATATATATCCCTCTTTTTTATAGGTATATACCGATGGAGATTTTGCCACATGGCAACAAATATTAAATTAAAATCCAGTGCATTATCTGGAAAAACTCCTACACTTTCAGATTTATCTCTAAGAGAATTAGCAGTAAACACTGCTGATGGTAAACTTTTTCTCAGAAAAGGTGACGGAAGTGCCACGGATAAAATTATAGATATTACTGCTCCTCTCCAGGCTAGTGAGCCTATGGGGCATGAAGATAAAACACAAAGTACTATATCTTTTAATAGTGGAACTAGGGTCTTTTCTATTCAACCTAGTTCCACTTCTTTTAATGTTTGGGTAAAGGGAGTAAAGTATAATTTTACTACTGCTCAAACAGTAACTATTCCAAATACAACTGGATTATATTATATTTTCTTCAATTCTGATGGCGTTCTTTCTACAAGAACTTCAGTTTTTGATTGGGAGAATGAAGCACCTACAGCATATGTCTATTGGAATTCTGTAACTTCTTCTGCTCCATTTATTGCAGATGAAAGACATGGAATTGTATTAGATTGGCAAACACATGAATATCTGCACAGAACTCGTGGAGCAGTAATTGCTAACGGATTTTCTCTCAGTAATTATACTACAACAGGAACTGGCGCATTAGACAGCGATGCACAATTTGATATTTCTGGAGGAACTTTCTTTGATGAAGATTTAGAAGTACAAATTGTACATAGCAATACACCAGCAACAGATACTTGGCAGCAAGATTTACAAGGTCCAGCTCAAATACCAATATTTTATAAAAATGGTAGTGGCTGGGTAAGAGATGTTGCAACAAATTATGCATTAAAACAAGGAACTTCTAGGATTAAATATAATTCATTGAGTGGAGTAACATGGTCCACTGTTGATGTTTCTACTGATACTTATTATACATCATCTTGGATTATTGCGACTAATAATATTAATTACCCCATATTAGCCATAATGGGGCAAAGTGAATCCAATAAAATTAGTGACCAAGAATCTTTAACATTTGGAGATTTATCATTAACTGATTTTCCTGTGGTTGAATTTAGACCACTTTGGAAAATTATTTGGCAAACTGATTCAACATATGCAAATACTCCAAATGCAAAAATTGTTGGAGTATATGATATTCGTCAACTTAGTGCAGGAGGAGGATTTACTGGTGCAACTCCAGTTTCAGACCATGGATTACTAACTGGGTTAGGTGATGATGACCATTTGCAATATATTCATGTAACAGAAACAAGAACTGGTGTAACTGCAGAATTTAATACTACTGGAAAGATTACTACTACTGATTATATGGGGATTGGGACATCAAATCCCACAGAAAAACTTCATATTACTGGCGGTGGATATCCACAAATATTAGTAGAAGGCACTCAAAATCCAAAAATTTCATTAAATCAACCTCAGAGTGATGCTACTGGATTTGATATAGAACTATCAAATTCTTATGGAAATACTTTCTTAAGGCATAATGATAGAAGTAATTCAATAGTTAACTATATTTTATATTATAATCCATATAACAAATATAGTTACTTACAATCAGGTGGATATGAAGTTTTAAGAGTTTGGGGAGATAGTCTTAATAATAGAGCAGTAGTTATTGGTGATGGTCAAAGTGCAAGTCTCACCAGAACAGGTACTACAAATCAACCTCTTCAAGTAAAAGGTGGTGCGTATGTAAGTGGAAATCTTGGAATTAATGTAACAAATCCTACAGAAAAATTACATATTTCAGGAAATATAAAATTAGATGAAACTTTATTTAATTCTTCATCAACTGTAATAACTTCATCAACTTCTCAATTTGTTGCAGACTCATTTTCATCCACAACGTATAGAACAACTAAATATTTAATACAGGTAATGCAAACAGGGAGTTCAGATTTTTATAGTTCAGAAATTTTATTAATTCATGATGGAGCTAATGTTTATTTAACTGAATATGGCACTTTACAGAGTAATAGCTCACCTGTCTCTTCTATTGATGCTGACATAAATTCTGGAAATGTTAGATTATTGATTACCCCTTCAGTTTCAAATACTACTACAAAAATTTCTAGAATTTCACTAACCGCATAAGGAGATTTAAAAAATGGCGACATTAAAACCATTAGACCATCAATATGGATTAAGTATTGGTGGTACACTAGTAATTGACCGTGAGAGAAATCTTGCTGTAGAAAATGCCAGCATCAAAAATTTACAAGTAACTGGTACTCTAACTGCTGTTAATAGTACAGATACTTATATTAAAGATAGCAATATTAGCTTAAACACTGGAATTGAACCAGGAGCAATTACTACTCCAGGAACTATTACTGGCGGTTCTAACTATACTCCTGGAGACTATAAAAACGTTCCTTTAACTGTAGTTTCTGGTACTGCTGGAGTTGGAGCGACTGCAGATATTACTGTTAACGCATCTGGTGCAGTATCTGCAGTTACGATTGTCAATGGTGGTTATGGTTATGCCACAAATACTGTATTAACTGCAGCGGCTGCAGATTTAGATTCAGATGCAACACCAAATGGTACTGGATTCCAAGTAACCGTAACTGCTGTAAGTGCTGGTTCAGCATCTACTGATGCATTTATTACAGTAGCAAGAGGTACTACTGGAACTGACGTAGCTATCAAATGGGATGAAACTACAACTGACCGTTGGCAGTTAACTAATAACGGAACTAACTATTATAGCATTTATGTAACAGATGATGCAGCTACTGCTGCAACAGCTAATAAACTAGTTCTTCGTGATGGCTCTGGAAATATTACTGTTAATGATATTGGTGCCGCTGCTGGTACATTCAGTGGTGATATTGCCGTAAATGGTGGAGACGTTACTACAACTGCAACTGGAGCAACTACACTTTTTAATGCTAATACTACTGATTTAAGCATTGGTGGTGCGGCAACTGCATTAAAATTATCAAATACTACAACATCAGCAGTAACTGTTAGCATTGCTACTGCTGCTACTGGAGGTGCATCAACATTAACATTTGGTGGTGCTGTAACTGGAAACACTCTAAAAGTTGCCAGCACTGCAGCAGGCACAGTTAACGTAACTACTGATGTTACAACTGGCATTGCCAATATTTTCACTTCACTCACAACAGGTACATTAAACCTTGCTACTGGTGGAGCTTCAACCATTAACTTGGCTGGTACTGCAGGTTCAGTTAATATTGGTACTACAACTGGTAACTCTACATTAACAATTAGAGGTAATGGTACTACTGGTACTGCTACTTTAGCAACCAACGTAACAACTGGTACTGTTGATATATTCACTGGAGTTACTACTGGTTCAGTTAACCTTGCTACTGGTGGAGCTTCAACACTGAACCTTACTGGCACTGCAGGTAATGTCAATATTGGTACTATTACTGGTAACTCTACTCTTACTATAAGAGGTAACGGTGCTACGGGTGCAGCAACTTTATCAACTAACGTAACAACTGGTACTGCAAATATCTTCACTTCAGTAACTGGTACTGTAAATATTGGTGGAGTTGCTTCTATAATCTACTTAGGAACACAAGCTGCAGTAGAAGCTTCTACAACTACGGTTGCAACAACTTCTCAAACTGCTACTGACACTTTTGCTGCTGCTACTTTTAGAAGTGCTGAATATCTAGTTCAAATTTCTCAAGGTTCTTCATATCAAATCAGTAAAATTCTTCTCACCCATGATGGAACAACTGCTTATATTACTGAATATGGAACTATCACATCTGGAGCTTCAACATTAGGAACTTTAGATGCTGATATTTCTGGAGGTAATGTAAGATTACTAGTAACAATGGGTTCCGCAACATCAGCTATCGTTAAGGTATCTAGAACTTCAATTATTGTCTAATGGAGTATTTTTAAATGGCAACTAAAAGAGATTTTGTAATAACTAATGGTCTTCAGACAGACAAAACTGGTGCTGGAACAAACACTCTAGTAGTAGATTCTGTAAACGATAGAGTCGGAATAGCTGTTAGTACTCCATTAACACGATTAAATCTTGATGCAAATAGCACAATTGGATTTAATCGTGCCACAACTAGTATATCAAGTATTGCATTTGCAGTAGATAATGCTACAACAACTTCTATTGAAACTAGATATGTTGATTTAAACGGAGTTGCTAAGCAAAAAATTTCATTTGAAGAAGAAGGAGGTTCTTGGGCTCGTAAAGCAATTGTTTTCTATACAACGAATGCAACAGATAGCACCACAGCTGGAACTGAACGTTTAAGAATTTCTGCAAATGGTCTTGTAACTGTTGGAAGTCAAGTAGCAACAGGTAATGCTCTTAGTTTAAGTGCTCCAGCAAAGTTATATATTGGGACTGGAACTTATACAGATACCACTACAGCAGCTTCAGGAACAGTAACTCACGGTGCTATTGTTACATTTGATAATCCAGCTATTGCAGCAGCCAATAGTACTGTTACATATACTAATGCGTCAACTGTTTATATTGATGGTGCTCCTACTAATGGAACAAATGTAACAATTACTAATCCATATTCACTATATGTAAATACAGGTAAAACATATATTGGAGGAAATTTAGAAGTTAATGGTTCTTTATCTGAATATACCAATGGAAGTTATTGGAATATAGTATCTCAGTATGACATTGGATATGGTGCTGCCCAAATTCCATTAAATCAATATTTGGGTCAATTAGCATTCTTAGACCAATATTCTCCATATAGTTTAAGAAGAGATGGAGGAGCTTCTAATGATGTTTTCATTGATACTAGTGGAAATACTAATATTAATGGTAACATAATTCTAGCAACTGCTAAAAATATTACTGCAGATTTTACTAATGCTACACTAATTTCTCGTACATATTTACAAACTTCTACTGCAAACTCATCTACAACAGTAGGTGCTATTCCATCTGGAACTGGAACTTCTAGTGCATTTTATGCATTTAATAACTCGACTACAACTAATGCACCTTATGTAGGAGTAACCATTGATGCATCAAATGCATATCTTCGTTCATTTGCACCTGGAAGTGGTGCCGCACTGCCACTCACAATAGAAACACAAAACAGAACCAGTGCAAACTCTGCTGCAATTACAATAAACACAGGAACCACAACAACTTCTGGAACTACTGGTGCGGTAACTATTAAATCTGGAAACTCAGCAGCAGTTTCTGGTAACTTAGATATCTCTACAGGAACAGGAACAACTTCTGGTAATATAACAATTGATGTTGGTAATGGTTCTACAACAGATGGCACTATTACTATTGGTGGAACAAACGCAGCTTCAGTTACATTACCTTCTGCAAGAACTAAAATTGGTAATACTACCTTAACTCAAGGTGGTTCTGTAACTATTACGTTGCCAACTCTTGCTGGTACTTTATATGCTACTGGTAATACTGACGTTGCACTAGCAGATGGTGGAACTAACGCATCTCTAACTGCTGTAAATGGTGGTGTTGTATATTCATCAGCAACAGCAATGGCAATTACTGCTGCTGGTACTGCTGGACAAGCATTAGTATCAGCAGGTGCTGCAGCACCTTCATTCCAAACATTAACACTAGAAAACTTACCTGATGCATGGGTGAAGAGAGCAGTTAAAGCTGCAACTACTGCAGATTTGGCAATTGTTACTGCAACTGCAACTACACTAACTGGTACTGCAGTTGTGTTCCCCGCTCAAGATGGAATTACTCTTGCATTAAATGATAGATTACTTGTAAAGAATCAAACCGCTCCCGCACAAAATGGTATCTATACATTAACAACTGTTGGTGTTGCTGGTACTACTGCATGGGTATTAACACGAGCAGCAGATGCTGACTCTGCGACAGAATTAGCTGGAGCTGCTGTTGCAGTTGACCAAGGAACTACTCAGGGTGGTTTTACATATGATTGTGATTTTAAATCTACAGATACAATTGGAACAACGGCAGTTAACTTCTCTAGAATTCTTGATGAATCAACCCTGTTAACATCTACAAGTACATCAATTGGTTCTGTAAAATATAATAGAACTACTGCGGCTGCTGGTCAGTTTGATGGAGGAACTACAACACCAACTGCAACAAACCGTTTAAATTATGGCGGATATTTTTATCCAACATTCTTGAATCTTGCTGGTTCTGCAGATACTGCAACTACAGCAACTCATTATTTTGTGGAAACAGGTAGTGATGGTTTTGTTAGACCAAAAACACTTGCAAACGTAAGAACTGAAATTGTAACTACTGCAGCAGTAAATGCTGCTGCTGCAACAACATTAGGAACAGTTGTTGGATTAAACCTTGCAGCAGGAACTACAACTGTAGAACCACTGCAATTTACTTCTGGTGTCAATTTAACTACTGCTGCGGCGGGTGCTGTTGAATATGATGGTAGTTTCTTCTATATGACAAGAGAAACTACTTCTGGAAGAGGAGCAGTTCAAGTTAATCATACATTTAGATTAGCTGCAGCTGGTTCTGCTATTGGTCCAACTATTGCAGATTTCTTTGGTGCAAATAGTTCAATTAACCTTGCTGCTTCTTCAGTATATGAAATTGATGTATTTGCATATTTCACGAAAACTACTGCAGGAACTGCAACTTGGACATTAACTGCTTCATCTGCTCCTACAGTAATGTTTGGAGTTTATGAATCAACTCCTATAACTGGTATTGGAGCTGGAGCACCACCTTCATCTTCAACAAGTTCTCAGGCAGCAACTACAGCAGCATTTGGTGCATCTGGTTCATTGAGTACTGGAGTAAACCACATATTTACATTTAAAATTACTGTTGTAACAAACTTAGCTACCAACTTTAGATTACAACTAACTCAATCTGCAGGTACTGCAACTCCATTGGCTGGAAGTTATTATACTGTAAATAGAATTAGTGCAAGCCAAGGTTCATTCGCAGCATAATTCTTAACACTATGTCAATATCACAAAATTTTCCGAATGAAGGTCCAAATTTAAATTTAAATTTTGCTGGGTCTAAGCATTTAGACTCAAGAATTACTTTTACAAGAAGTACTACTGGAACTTATTTAAATGCAAATGGATTAATTGCTACTGCGGATGCAGATACTCCAAGATTTCATCACACATATAATGGAAATAATTTACAAAGTTCAGGATTATTGGTAGAACCCAGTAAAACTAATATAGTAACTTATAGCCAATCAGTAGATGATGCATCTTGGATTAAAACTAATACAACAGTAACTGCAAATAGTACAACAACAACTGCTCCAGATGGTACTAATACTGCAGATTTAGTTGTAGAAAGTGCAGTAACAGGATTGCATAGTGTTAGACCATCTACAACAACATTAGTATTGACAGCAAATCTTACTTATACATTTTCTGCATTTGTTAAAAGAAATGGAAGAGATATTACTCTACAAGTAAATAATAATGCCACTACACCAATTGCAGTAGTACTATTTACTTGGAATTTATCAACTAAAACATATGTTGGTGCTGGAATTGCTCCATCATATCCAGGAATTACAAATACATCAGGAACAATAGAAGAATACCCAAACGGTTGGTATCGCATTACTGCAACATTTACTGCAGCAAATACTGGAGAATCTTATTTTTATATAGGTGCAGATAACAATCCATCTACAATAAAAACAGGTACTGTATCATATTTGGGAGATGGAACTTCTGGATTTTATATTTGGGGAGTTCAAGTTGAACAAAGTTCTTTTGCAACTTCATATATTCCAACAGAAGCATCTACTGTAACAAGAGGTGCAGACACAGCTTCAATTACTGGAACTAATTACAGTTCAATTGTTAATGCAAATAATGCAGGAACTTTAGTTGAAACTACAAGTACATCTACAACTAAACCAATAAGTGGAATAAACACAAGTTCAATCTACATAGGTGGTTTAACAACAGTAACTTATCCATTCAATAATATTATCAAAACTTTTTCATATTATCCAACTCCATTATCATATGCACAATCTAATGCAATAACTGCTTTAGAAGGTTCATATGATGGAAAAATAATTACAAATGGATTAGTTTTACATCTTGATGCTGGAAATTTTGCTTCATACAATGGTTCTGGAACCACTTGGACTGATTTGAGTGGTAATGGAAATAATGGAACTCTCACTAATGGACCTACTTATAGTAGTGCAAATCGTGGAAGTATAGTTTTTGATGGGTCTAATGATTATATTGGATTAGGAACATCTGCAAATATAGTTCCTCCTTATATTACTGTATCTTTATTTGTAAATGTGAATAATTATACAACAAGACCACATTTATTTGGAAGAGGTGAAGGTACTATAGGACATTGTTATTTCGTTATAGAAACTTCTGGTGCTTTTAGATTTTATACAGATATAGGAAGTGGGTGGAGTTTTATTCAACCGTCTAGTTTTACTTTTCCAACTGGAGTTTGGTATAATATTGTATGTAGTTTTGATGGTTCTAATGTAAATGTATATGGTAATGGTGTTTTATTGGGTACTAGTTCTAGAGTAGGTCAATTGAGACAATATACCGCACAGGAAACGGTGGTAGGTAGAATACTTACTCAAAATTATTTTCCTGGTAATATAGCACAAGTATCCATATACAACAGAGCCCTCACAGCAACAGAAGTGGCAAAAAACTTTAATTCGACAAGAGGGAGGTTTGGAATCTAATGTCAGTATCACAAAATTTTCCATCAATTTCTCCATCTTTAAGCATTAATTTTGCCAGGTCAAAAACATTGGACCCACGTATTGCATTTACTCGTAGTTCTTCTGCAACAAGAGTAAATTCACAAGGGCTAGTAGAGACTGTTCCTGCAGATACTCCAAGATTTGACCATGCATATAATTCTTCTACAGATACTGTAGAAAGTTTAGGATTATTGATTGAAGAAAGCAGAACTAATTTATTCACATATAGTGAAGATTTAAATAATGCAATTTGGAATAAAAGTAATTTAAATGTTAGTACCAATGTGGCTATTTCTCCAGATGGTACTAATACTGCAAATTTAGTAGTTCCAAATACAGCAACTTCATTACATAGGTTTATTCCATCAATTTCAGTTCCACTCACACCAATAACAATTTCGCTTTTTGCAAAATCTGATGGAATACATTCTTTTATTATGATGAGAGGAGATAATCAAACTAATTACGTATATTTTAATGTATTATTAGGAGTATTAGGTCCAGTATCAACAGATAATTCCACTAGTGCTTCAATTACAGCATATCCTAATGGTTGGTATAAATGTAGTATGACATATACTCCAGCTGCAACTACAAATGACCCAGAAATATATTTAGTAGATACTGATACCAGAGGGGCTTCAAATTGGACTGGAGGTGGAGTTAATGGTGTATATATGTGGGGGTTGCAATTAGAAGTAGGTTCTTTTCCAACATCATATATACCTACAGTAGCATCTACTGTTACAAGAAGTGATGATGATGTTTCTATGTCTGGTACTAATTTTAGTAGTTGGTATAATCAAGGTCAAGGAACATTAATTGGTAAATTGAAAAAAATCTCCAGTGGAGTTGGATTTGGTTATGAAATTGCTACATTTCAAACAAGTTCTCCAAATAGATTAATTATAAATCAAAATTTAACAGAAGACATTTCATGTTCAATCTCAGATTCTACTGGAACAGGAGCAACTACAGTAACTTTACTTTCTGCTGCTCCTTTAAATACTAATTATACTATTGGACTTGCTTATTCACCCAATAATTCTGCTGTATGTTATAATGGAAATACTCCTATTGCAGAAACAATAGAAGGAGCAACTGGTACATTATTGAGACTCAAATTTGGAAGAACTTCTACCGTATATACATCAGTTGGAAGTGGATGGTTAAGTTGGTTTACATATTATCCAATACGTCTTACAAACTCTCAACTTCAAAATTTAACGAAGTAACATGTCAGTATCACAAAATTTTGCAAATACCAGACCATCATTATTTTTAAATTTTGCCAGGTCAAAAACATTGGACCCACGTATTACTTTCACTAGAAGTAGTACAGGTACATATTTTGATGATACTGGATTAATTGTTACTGCTTCTGCAGATACTCCAAGATTTGAACATAATCCAAAAACTGGAGAATGTTTAGGTTTATTAATTGAAGGAGCAAAAACTAATTATATATTAAATTCAAATTCTGTTGCTTCTTGGGCTAACGGAACTTTCTCACAAGAAACTACAAATCCAATAAAAGGATTATTCACTACTAGAGTAACTAATTTAAGTACAGATGGAGATAGTCCGTTTCTTTCTGGTGCTATATTACCTGCAGGAACTTATACTCTCTCTCATTATATTGATACAATTAATTCAACCTGCACTTCTGTAACGATATATTTATTTGGAACAATAGGCGGGTCAAACACCTTTGCAACAACAAACTTTAATTTTTCTACAAAATCAGTTGCAACTGTAACTTATTCTGGAACTGGATGGTCAGCTGGAATTGCAAATGCTGTTGATTGTGGAAATGGTATCTATAGAATTTCTCTTACTGCAACTTCATCTGGAGCAACAACTGTTACAAGAGCATATGTAATTCCAGACATAGCAAATACTTCATATGTAATTATTGCTGGTACTCAGATTGAAAACGGAGATTTTGCAACTTCATATATTCCAACAACAGGTTCATCTGCAACTAGGAGTGCTGATACAGTTTCTATGACTGGAACAAATTTCTCAAGTTGGTTTAATCCAAATGAAGGAACTATTGTTGCACATGTATCAAACAGATTATCATTAAAGTTTAGTACAATTTATACATTTGATGATGGAACTGGAAGTGCAGCAGAACAATTAGTAGATACAAGTGGTAGCGAAGGAACCACTGAACAAATATTTGCTAGAGTATCATCAAGTACAACTGGATTAATTTTTGCTAATAGTATATTTTTAGGTACAACTATAGTTACAAATCCAAAACATGCGTATGCATACAAAAATGCAGATTTTGGAGTTGCTGCAAATGGAACTAGTTATGTTCTAACTGGAACTTCTCGTGTTCCTACTGGATTAACTAATTTAAAAATAGGTAGATATACTGCAGGAACACAATATAGTTTACATGGAACACTTTCTCAATTATCTTATTATCCATCAAGACTTACAAATGACCAATTAGCATTTCTCACTAAATAAAAATAAAAAATATGAATTACACAACGTATTTTCTCAAATTTACTTCTGAAACTGAATTTGAAATTAAATTTGATGAAGTAGGATATAAATTTATAGATGAAGAAACTGAGACTACTTATTATAGAATTCCTGATGCACCAGGAGATATTGATATCATAGGAATAATTTATAACAATGATTCAGTTTATGATGAGAATGGAGAATTAATCACACCTTCAACTCAAAAAGAAGGATTTCATGTAAATATTATTCTTAAAGGAGAGCTACCAGAATCTCTTCAAGAATACTCTATAAATCCTCAAAACCCTTATAGAATATTTGCTTAGATATAATTTGTCAACCCCAACAGAGTCATTGTAGCAAGTTTTTGAACCCTTGTCAACCCCTTGACAAATGCCTATAAATAAGTTATGATTTACCATATCAACATTTTGGAGTAAATTAATGAAACCTGAACAGATTAAAGAAAACTTTGAAGAACAACTTAAGAGTGCAAATGAGCAAATTGAAAAACTTCAAGCTGAAATTGCAAAACTAAGTGAATATCGTATCAAACTAATTGGAGGACTTGAAACACTTCAACTTATGGAAGAGAAAGAAGAAGAAGTAACCGAAGCAACTACAGAAGTAGTTAGTGAGTGATGAAAGATTACTCAAATGAAATCAAAACTGAACTTTTAGATAAACTTAAAAATCTGTCAGAGACTGTTTCTGGTTCTCTAACAGATTTATCTAAAGGAAAACCAGTTTTTAGTGATGATTCTATTTCTTCTTCAAGAATGGCTATTTGCAAAAACTGTGATGATTTCAATCAACAAACTACACAGTGCCGCCGTTGTGGTTGTTTTATGAGTGTAAAAACAAAATTAAAGCATGGTTCTTGTCCTATTGGTAAATGGGGAAAAGATGTATGAAAACAAAAATTTTAGATATGATTTTAAAAGAAAGATGTGACCGTTTTCAACAACTTATTGAAGAAGGTAGGTACGAAGATGCAATTTCTATTGGTGAGGAATTTGATGAATGGATAGCGATTTGTCAAACTTGGCAGACAGAATAACTAATATTGAACAAAAACTCACAGATTTACAAATTGTGATTAATAAGTTAATTTTAATGATACATATTGCAGACACTGATTTGAAAAATCAAACTCATTTATTGGATTCATAAGATTTCCTAATGACCGAACCTCTTGACATTTGAACAAATCTCCTATATATTATTACATGTTCGACAGGGATTCAATCATGGCTTACCTAAGTTACCGAGGGTCCATTCTGGATGAAATTCGGGATGAAATCAAACTCGATAGTTACTATCGTAAAAGGGGACTTGACAACTATGATGAAGAGTCCTATGATGATTTCGCAAACGACTACGATTACGACTACACTTTCGATTACGCAGACTGATTACTAACTATGGGACGCACTTTTCGTAAAGGCAACAAATCTCAAACTGGCAGCCTTTCTGAGCTTCGCCAAAATGCATCACTTCAAGACCTTGAATATGATGAAGGATTCCAAGAATATAAAATTTCTGGAATGAAGCGTTGGAATCGTAATGATTCGACGTTCCGAGATTATGATGATTACGATTGTTAAACTTTCCATGGGGACTCTTTGAGTTCCCTTTTCTATTATGACACATTACGATAAACTCATTGATACTATCAAAAACCATCTTTATCAATACTACGTCAGTGGCATTGATGGTGATATTTGGAGTGAATCCGAAACAGCTAAGTCTGCTGAATTAATTCTCAAAGCAGTAGAAGAGTTTCAAAACAATCGTGCTAAACTTAATCAATGGAGAGCAAGTGACTGAATTTACACTTGAAGAAAAGAAACTAATTTATAATGCAGTTCGTACTTTTCAAATGAATCGAGTTGCATTGAATGGTAAAGAATATCAAATTTGTGATGAAATTTTAAACAAACTATTCACAGAAACTAGACTAGAACAATGAAACCAGGAGACATAGTAAAGTATCTCGGTTGTACGCAAGAGCAAGTTAATTGGGGAAGTAATGATGACCCTAGAGGCGTACTAATGGAAAATACTCCTTACTATGTTGAGCATGTGTATGTACATTCTCAACATACTAAAATAGAACTCAGAGGAGTTAAAGGTAAATTTAATTCAGTGTGTTTTGATGTACTACCAAAACGAGAAATTAAACGAAATTTTTAGAGACACTTGGCCTAATCTAGGTTGGGCAGCGAGGAAAAACACTATGACACATGAAGAAATGCTTGAAGAAGCAGCAAAACGTGAAGCAGAAAATGATGATGACGATTTTGGACAACTTGGTTATCTAAACCGTATGGAAAAAGAAAAAGTTGCCCGTGAAGAGGTAATGAAGATTGCTGTGGATGCTATTGACAAATACTCAGATGCTCTCAAAGAGCTTGCTGCCACTGAGAAAGAAGAACTGAAGCAACAACTGGAAGCACTGAAGAAAGAAAACTACCAGAAGGTTGCTAAATGTTGCATGGATGAATATCGTGATAAGAATGGTGAGCGTCCAGATGATGAGCACTGGTTCTATATGTATTCTGAATACTTTGGCACTGGTGAAGGTCAAACAGTATCACTGATGGTAACACAAGCACTTCCCCGTGGTGATGACTTTGACCCAGATGATAAGTATAAAACTATCACCACACAATCTTATCGTGCTGTTCGTGAGTTTCATGAAGAGTTTGGCACCTGGGAACTTCATGGTCTTCGCTTTTTTACCCGAGAGCAGTTTTATATGCAGTGTGCCTATTTCATTCCACCTGTGATGATGAAACTTGCTAACGCTAATTGCTACAAGCATTTTCACACTCAAGTCCACTACAATTTTTCATGAGATTAGACCCACTCAAAACTGGATTCTATTATGTAGAATATGAATACATGAATAAAATCAATAGAGCAGTATATTTTAATCTAGAATCTGCTCAAGAAGCATTAATTAAAATGGTCAAACGTAATGTTAAATGTAACGGATTACATGAATGGAAAGAAAAACCACAAATTGTGAGTATTCAGAAAAAAATTAATCATGACTAAAAAATTTTGTAAGGATTGTAAGTGGTATCGTAAAGATTGGATTGAGACTATCATTTTTAGAACCAATAAGTATGATATGTGTGCTTGTCCAAATACTACTAATGACCTTGTAACTGGACATAAACAACGATTTTGTGATATGTTGAGAGCAAATTGTTGGAAAGAACTTGATTACTCTTGTGGACCAGAAGGTAAGTATTGGGAGGCAAAATGACTGACAAAGAACTTTACAACCCAGACGAGTTTCTGCTTGACAATATCAAAGCCTACCACTACGAGGTGATGGATGAAGGTGAACATGTGTGGATGGCATTCTATTTTGAGAATGGTCGCACAGGGCACTTGAATATTTTCACCAACTGTGGTAAAATCAATACTCGATATGAGGAATGGATTAATGACACTTGACGAACTCTACGACTGTATCACTAAGATAGTTGCGTCTCCACATACTGCCATCACAGAACACGACAAACGCCGTGCTATTCAAATCTTTCTTGGGTTTGATGATTATTTGATTGACCATCTGCCAGGATATTGTAGTGATGATTGTGTTATTGATTTTGGTGCTTATGCTTCAGAACAACTTGATATTCTAGAGGGAAAATGACCTGGAAAGAATATTGGCAAATGACCAAGTGGGAATGGTTTATTGAAGGTTTTCGCAACATCACATACATCATAGATTGTTATAATTTTCCAGAACCTTATGGGTATGATGACTTTTGGGAGGCATTATCTTGGGGTTGGTGTTGCGAATACATTTATCCTTATGACGACCCATATACCCCATATATTTCTCATGAAAGAAAACTAAGATTAGGAAGGTGGACATGAATATACACAGTATTATAATTTCAAACAAGTTCCTTCGATATACTCCATTTTGGTATTGGTATAGATTTATGTGTCATAATGACATGCGACTTGATGATAGACATTTATCTGCTGACTTTTGGTATCAACTAAATTATGGCTGGTGGACTATGGAATATGATGCATTCATTCATAGTCCAGAGGCAGATGAAGCGGCTATGGGCATAAGTTCTCCTGAGGATATGCCAGATACCATATACTTGTCAGAAGAAGCTTTTGATTCTTTAATGGATAAAATTCAAAATCCAGCCCCACCAACTCCATTTTTGAGACAATTACTTTCTAGACCTGCACCATGGGATTAACATTATGACTATCAGAGCAGAAGAAATCTGGAACACTTTTTGTGGAGAACTCACACAAGAAGGAACAGAGGATATGAGACAGGCACTTGCTACTTCTATTCGTGTAGTTGCCGAACGACTTTACACAGACCTCGGGGAACTTCAACATCCATCTACCGTCCTTGAAGAAATTGCTGATGAGTTGGACAATCTCTAAACCGTCACAAGACCTCACCACAGACCCTGTGAATGCCTTATAATACTCTCATACACACAGAAACCTGATGACTAATCCAATCATTCCCAAAGTCGCATACATTCCTCTGGAATACCATATGTCTGTTGAAGATTTCTTGGAAGTTTGGAAAGATATGGAAATGGAAGATGAACCAACCCAAGAAGATTATGATACTGCTGTTCTTGATAGGGCACAATCGTATTTTTATGATATGAGAGGATTATTTGAAAAGTACATTCGTTTGGAGGATGCCTGATGACTACAGAACAAATTTTTGAACTTGCTAAAACCTGTGGATTTGATAGTTTCACAGGAGAAAAAGATGATGGGACACAAACTGATTATTGGGAGTGTTGGGAAGAACAACTGATTGCCTTTGCCCAAAAAATCTATAAAATGGGTTATGATGATGGTTGCTACGAAACATCTTATTTCACTGGATACACTGGACTTGTAGGAGACCCACAATGACTAATACAGCATACCAAATCTGGGAGACATTCAAGGCAGGTCTCAAAGATGAACCCACAGAGGATATGAAGCAAGCACTTGGTAATGCTATTCGTGTGATTTCTTCTCTCATTCATAGAGATGGAGTGCTTGCAAATGAACCTTGGCTTACTCATACTGCTCAAGAACTGAATGAATATGCTGATGAATTGGAGGCACTCTAATGATTTTAGATGAAGAAATCCTCAAACTTGTAAAAGAACACTTTGAAGAAGATTGGGATGAAAATGATGGTTGGGAGTATTCTGGAAACTTTGATGCCTTTGTGAAGTTTGCCCGAGCAATCTATGATGAGGGTTATACTAAAGGTTTCAAAGTAGGGCACGATGCTGGTTGGGAATTAAATGAAGAAGTATCACGCAGAGGATTATGACTGAACGAGCACAAAGGATTATGGAAGCATTTTATCTCACTTTCGCAGATAAAAGACAAGATTTTATTATTGAAAAACTTAATGATGATGCGATTGCTAATGTTCTCCGTGAAGTCATCAACCAACTCCAACAAAGTCCTGGTGTGATTATGTGTGCTGATGTGTTGGAATTGTGTGAGGAACTGGAGGCACTATGAAACTCTACCGATACAAGAAAGACGGACACCTTTATACTCTCTATGAGCAGTTAAGACCATTCTATAA